ATGGCAAAAGAAACTAACTTGCAAGACCTGATGACACCGTTCTGGCAGGCGTTGGCGGATGCTAACGACGAGCTGAACGCTTTCATTGGCGGCGGCCTTCCGTCCACGACGGAGAAGCGCCATAAGGACTTCGTTCGGAAGTTTGAGTACATGAAGACCAAGGCCAGTACTCTGTGCGACCAGATTGAAAAGGAGGTTGAGCTGAGCATCGACCCCGTGGAGATTATCCTGCCCTGGAAGACTGAGGCTTTCCAGCAGGCATGGCAGACATGGAAGGACTATCTTCTCGAACAGCACCATAAGACAATGAAGAGCCGTATGGAATATGCGGCGCTGGCTTATCTGAAGAAGATTACGGAGGACAAGGAGACGACGGCTATCGAGTACCTGCAGTTCGCAATGGCCAACGGATATCCCCGGTTCTTCAAGGTGACGACCAAGAGTTACGAACAGCCAACTATTTCGGGAGGACGCAGTGATGGAGACTACTAAGAATTACATGGATGAAATGGTGAACAGAGCCGTTGAGCAGCAGCACCAGGAATACCTCGAGACTGCCAGTGACTTGAACGTCTGGCATTGTCCTTCCCTCACCCGTCAGCACTTCTGGAGTCTGCTGAATGCTACCGCCCAGGCCATCATGGCACGGCGTGGCGTCTATCATACTTTTGTGGTGGATGACAACAACCGCGAGATAATCCGTCAGATGTGGCTCTATATCGCAGGTTCCAAGGAATGCAAGTGGAATATCCACAAGGGTATTTATATCGGTGGAAAGGTTGGCTGCGGCAAGACGCTCTTGATGCAATCTTTCTGCGAGATACTCCACTTGATTTCCGGAAGGACTGTAGAGATGATACCTGCTACCCTACTCTATGAACGGATTATCCACGACGGCATTGACCAGCTAGCTAAGCGTCCGCTGTTCATTGATGAGCTTGGACGCGAACAGTTGGAGATATCAGCCTATGGAAACAAAATCCGACCGATTGCCGACTTGATGGCCCTGCGCTACAACAATGGTGCCAGGACCTTCTTCACGTCTAACTTCAAGTTGAAAACGCTTTCTAAAGGATATAATGAGAAAGGAGAACTCGTTGGCTACGGCCAGTATATCGGCGAGCGTATTCAGGAGATGACCAATATCGTGGAAATGCCAGGCGAAAGCCGACGTGAGAAATGGGAGGAGGATAAAGCGGTATGAGCAAGACAGAGAGAAGACAACTGACTGCCACAGTATATAACGAATGTTCGCATACCCGCCTCGATGAGGTCACTGAGTGGCTGAATGCCAACTATGTGATTCGGGTCAACCTCCTTGACCGCAGCAAGGTATCGCTGAGTCCCACGGAGGACTGCACCTTTCATTATGAGTATCCGGTCACGGAGGATGACATCCTTATTCATGCTTTCGCAGAGGAGGTGAAAATTCCGCGTAGTCTGCTGAAGGCGATACTGGCGAGTCCTAATCACATGCATTCCTTCAATCCCATAAAGGATTATCTGGAATCGCTGCGGGGGAAATATAAGGGTCCCTCGCAGATTGACATGTTATGTGCCTCGCTGCATTCGCCTAAGGAGACGGAGGAGTCAGCAAAGAGAACGAGCCATCTCCTGCGCAAGTGGCTCATTGCTACTGCTGCCTGTGCAATGGGAATCCGTCAGAACGACGTCGCCCTGGGGCTCGTCGGCGACAAGGCGGGTATCGGTAAGACGTCCTTCTTTGAGATGCTGGTGCCGCCATGTCTCAATGAATATTATCAGGTGGCTCAGAAGGACGAGCGACTGTTCTCTATGCCCAACGGCTTCACGCAGCGTTTTATACTGAATTTCGATGAGTTCGCGGCCATCGGCAAGCACAACGAGGAGCTTTTCAAGATGTATATGTCGGCCAGCGAGATAGAAATCAAGCGCCCAGGATCCCGCTACGCAGAGAAGGCTCCGCGAGTGGCTTCCTGCTGCTTCACTTCTAATAAGAATCAGCGCATGGGTGGTTTCCTCAGCAAACCGGACGCTGGTCTCATGCGTCGTCTAGCTGTCATCGAGGTGGATTTTATCGATGACTGCCGCAAGCGTCTTGACGTGGACCAGCTCTGGGCAGAGGCTGTCATGCTGCTCGATGGCCAGTATGACCCTCAATGGTCACAGCAGGAGTACCGACAGTTCGTGGACGAAAACCGCCAGTACGTCATCGAGACGAACGCTCTCCGCCTTATCCGTATCTACTATCGTAAGCCGGAGGAAGGCGAAGAGTGTCAGTTCATGACAGCCATGGAGGTCGTGCTGCAGCTGAAGAAGGAAAGGAAGATTTCCTCGGCCATGCAACAGGTCAACGAGGTGACTGTCGGCCAGGCGCTCACGGCCTTAGGCTATAAGTATTATACGAGGCGCTTCCCAGGGAAGACGCCTTATCATGGTTATGACATCGTACCACTGTACGAAGCTCAGGGAAAAAAGTAGTATCATTTTGAAAGTTTTGAATATTTAGAGTTGAAGTCCGTTGGTTTGTGAAAATCGGCGGACTTTTTTTTGAAGCGATCTTTTTTATTTTCCGCGTCCACACATTATTTATATATAAGTTTCCCTCACCTTCGTGAAATCTTCAAAAAATGAAGATTGATAGTTAAAAACAATGCGCGAAAATTTTTCGAATCCTTTTTACCGCACTTGCTACACTTGCTACAAATGAGTACAAAAGCACCGCCATCCCTTTATTTATCATCATCTCCAAGTAGCAACTATTATCCTCTCTACCCTCTCGAACCGCTTGTTTTGCCATGTTGCTACAAGGTACTACAATCTTTATTCTGCTACATCAAAACACTCTTAGAATCCCCTGTACATCGGCATTTCTGCTGTTGTAGCATGTAGCAAGAAGGTATATCACCACTTTTTTCTTTTCTTCCCACATATATTTTTTTTCATTGTATGGCTGCATCATCTATAGGCGTTCTAATTGTCCTAGCATCTAATGGTATGGTTCCGACATCTTTACTATAGTAGTTGGCTTACCTGTTACCTTCACATTTTCTATCCGGCTTTCACCTTTTTGAAGTCCTGCATAACGAATTTTCCTGTTTAACGTGACGCCCTCCTTTTTGGTGTACCAGACTTTTCCCGCTGCAAATTTAATGCTCGCCGTGCCCTGCAAGTACTGGTCACAAGTTCCCGATGTCTGCAGAAATTTTCCGGCAACCTTCCATCATTTGCGTGAGTCCACGAAAATGATGGTATTCCATAAAATTTCCTGGCCATTCCTTGCCTTTAAGCACTTCCCTCGCCCAATTTCCTAGGCATCGTAAAAAGTCCTCAACACAGAGGGCATCACTTGAAGTTAAACAATTAAATTCATAAAGTTATGCAGAACAATATTTCATCAAAGTTTCAAAGCCTCGCTAAAGAGGAAAAGAATTATCTCGGTAAGCTCTCTTTTCAGAAGATGTCAGTTGAGTATTATATGAATGATTGCAAGGACAGTCATCCCGCCGTTTACGTAGGTACATACGCCAAGTACAATGATGGAAGTCTCTTTGGTATGTGGGTTGATATGGTAAAGTGTGGTGATTATGACACATTCATGGAAGTATGCCACAGCCTGCATGCTGATGAAGAAGATCCAGAGCTGATGTATCAGGATTACGAGTGTTTCCCCAGTTCATGGTATTCCGAAAGCGGTATCGATGAAGATACATTCGATAGAATCATCGAGTTCACAGAGTTGGATGATGATGACAGGGATGCTTTCGAGGAGTTCTCGGATGCTTTCGGTAATGATTGCATTGAAAGCTTCCGTGATCGCTACATGGGCAAATGGGATTCTGAGAAGGATTTCGCTGAGCACATCGTTGATGAGTGCTACAATCTGGATAAGATGATGGGAAGTCTCGCATCATACTTCGATTACGAAGCATACGCTCGTGATCTCTTTATCGATGATTACTATTTCACCAATGGCTATGTGTTCAGGAGATAATCCTGGCACATAGTCTCTTTTCTCGATTTTTTTTCGTATCTTTGCATCTCAATTCATACATATGAGCAAGTATATTTCAGAAAAAACACTGAGAACCATCCAAATAAGGAATGCAAAGAGTAGAAGCCAGATAATGCGAACTTACTGGATAGAACTGGTATGCAGAATAGCTATTACTTACCAGCATTATTTTGATATGCGAAAGACTGGAGAAGTCTCAACTATAAATGCAACTGTTCAAGAAATCGAGAAAAAAATTGATTTCGCTAACTCGGTTTTCGACATTGACATTACGCTTTCTGACATATATGATTTCCAGCGTAGAAGTGTTGATAGCAGCATCCAACAGTACGAGCAATACAAGAAAATCCTGGAATTCCAAGCTAACGATATTTTCAAGCCTAAATTAGTGGATATGCTGTGCAAGGAGTTGTTCGAGGAAGATGGTGAAAATCCTATTAACACTTTCATCTTTGGATATTACAGTGAAGTTGCTATCTTGATACTAGATTACATGTGCGAAGGTTTGGACTATGATACATTTATGAAGAATCTATTGGCTATCAAACTAGTCCCACATCAAAAGCCCATCGATGGAACAATTCTAAGAAGAATGATTAGAACTGGCGATAAATGGGAAAAGCGCTATGCCAAACTCTTCAAAGAAGAACGAGCTAAAGGAAATATATAAAATATGACACTTCGAGAATTAATTATTTCCGTAGATTCTGAGCAGTACAACGATTCATTGTTGTACCAGAAGCTCCGCGAGACGAAGCCTGAATATGGCGCCAGCCGACATATTCAGGTAACTGCAGTTCGCGGTGACATTGTCGTTACGAACTGTCACGTCGGCTCACTGGGTGATATCCTCACCTATCCTATCGATGTCGCTCCTGAGTTGAATATCTCGAAGGTGCAGCTGCTGGATGCCATCCTTCACGAGCTTTCCTCAGAGGGCTTCACCGACGAAGAGCAGGATGAGTTCTGGGATGACTTCGACAACCTTCAGAAAGCAAAGATCATCCGATGACCGACTACGATTCCATATGGCGCACGCAGGATGAAATCCGGACGGTAGTGAATGCCGTTCTGGGTGAATGCATCTGGAATCTTAATTGGAACGACCCTCGGATGGCCATCGAACTGGAACTGACCTTAACGCTCGACGACGATGAAATCGACAATCTTTGCTGCCAGTTCCCCATCACTGCAGACTACGATGGTGTAGGTTCGAGAGGGTCTAAATTCACGTTCTACTTATAATCTTAGAAACATTTCCAACTTTTTTTATCTGATTTCAGCGATGATTTCGGAATAATTCATTTTTTGTTTGAAATGTTCGATTTGTTTGTTTTGTGTCTTTTGTTATGTCATTGAAATTTAGTACCTTTGCACAAAGTTATTAAAGTAATACATCATGAACGAAGTTTACGTATACCTAAAGATGCCATCTTACCTTCGACAGTGGTTTATTCATCGCCACGGCGGTAATGACCCAGTAAAACTTATTCGTGGCTCCATCGAAAGCAAATTGCTGCAGCTTGCCACAACACCACGACCTTCTGGTGTGGCAGTTTTACCTAAGCAGGAAGATGAAGTTGCTATCCAACTCCCTTCTGTAAAGGGCCATGACCCTCATACCTATAACTATCTCTCCCCAACGGCTAGAAACGCATTCCTGGCCCGCATCAAGAATGATTTCGACGTGGATGTATGGGACTTCCTGCATGACTTCGGAAAGATAGGAACACAGCAGAAGGACCTTATCTACCTCTTTATGGAACAAAGGGGTATCAAGGAGGACGGTACGTGCTGGGATGCTATCGCCAAGATATACCAAAGACAACGCAACGTATATCTGCAAAAAATTCGCAGAAAAAATTGCACGACTTCAGCGCATTTTTCAGCGAAAAGTTGAAATGTGTGTTTTGTTTGATTTGTTTGAAAGCAATGAGTAAGTGCTTATCTCTCCCTGGTATCCAGAAGGTCTGGTATATCCCCTGCAACCGTCTCCCCGACGACGTGGTCTATCGTGCCGTCGCAGGAATCCCTATTTCACTTCAAGAGACGCCCACCATTATCACATTGAATGGTGAAGCGGTCTGTGAAGTGGAACAGTCGTTCGATAACAACAGTTATATAGAGAAGGCGAAGCTACAGTTCCTGACGCTGGACGACGTGCCGGCCGACCAGCATCCGACGTTCGTCATCAAGACAGCGAACAATGAGCTGTATCTGCTGGGAGCAAAGGAGCGGCCATACCCCACCGTCAAAATCACCAGTTCTACGGGTCAGCCTGATGGTGATGCCTCCGTCAGAAAGTACGAGGTTTCCTTCACGGCAAGGAAAGCCCTGGCACTTTGTACTGGGTGATTTTCCTCACTCCTAAAGCTCCATAAGTGGCAAAGAGGCGTATTAGTCCGTCTTTTCGCCACTTTTTTCTTGTCTGTATCTTTGCGCCATAATTCATACGCATTATGGCAACCAACACAAAAACTACAGACTACCAACTTCACCTGAAGGGCTTCGTCGGAGGTTACGACTTCGATGCAGGCTATGTGGACTACGTTCTCTCTAAGAATGAGGGAAAGGAGGTCCGCGTCCTGATCGACTCGCTGGGAGGCAGGTCGAATACCGCCCTTTCTATTTTCTCGGCTTTCAAGCGCCATGGGAATGTGAACGTTCATTTCGTGGGCATGAACGCCAGTGCTGCTACAATCGCCTCACTCGGTGCCAAGCGCATCACAATGGACTCGTCAGCCATGTACCTTGTTCATAAATGTAGCGTGGGCTTCCTTGAATGGGGTCAGATGAACTCGGACGACCTCCAGGCGCTCATCGACAACATCGAGCACCAGAAGGCCGACCTCGACAAGCTGGACGCTAACATCGCCCAGATGTATGCCACACGCTGCAAGAAGGACAAGGCTGACCTTCTCGACCTGATGAAGCAAGGTGGCTGGCTCACCGCTGAGGAAGCTCTTGCATGGGGCTTCGTGGACGAGCTGACTGACTACGAGGGCGAGGATGCACCGGTTCTGACCGACACGATGGCAAACGCCATGTCAGCAGCAGGAATCCCTGTCCCCAACATGCCCATATCGCCCAAATTGCCCACCATGTCGAAGCAGGACCAGTCGGCATTCATGAAGTTCCTGAGCGCATTGACCCAGTACTTCAGCACTTCAAAGCATCAAGAATCCATTAATTCACAAACCATCAACCCTATGAAGAAGATTTTCACTTCCATTTGTGCCATCCTCTCATGTGAGCACCTGCTCAGTCAGGACGGCAAAATCACGCTTGATGACGCTCAGCTCGATACTATCGAGTCGGCCATCAGCGCAGACAAGCAGACAATCAACGACTTGAACGCTGAGATTCAGACGCTCAAGACCGAGAAACAGACCCTCTCGGATGCGAACGCTCAGCTGCAGAACGAGGTAAACACCCTGAAGCAGAAACCTGGCGACACCACAGCACACGTGGTGAACGATCAGCATCAGCAGCAGCGCACCGAGAAGACGGAGGCCGAAGAGTACTTCGAGTCACGTGCCAGTGCTCAGTCTCTTTTCGACTCTCTCCCCTAAGACCTCTTAACAAACCGAATTAATCAACCATTTACCTTATCATTTTATGGCAGGAAAACTACAATTTACTCTGGAGGAGTATCAGGACGCGGCTCGTAAGTACCGCAAGGATCTCCTCATGCTGCCCATCATCGGTATTCAGGACACCTTGAAGTTCATGACTGGCCGACCGGGCATCCGTTACAAGGAAAGTGTGGCTGCTCTGAACGGCAACGCTCAGTTCGCGCCCTACAAGCCCTCACGTCGTTCAAACTTCAATCTGGACCTGGACTTCCGCACACTGGAGACCTTCTTCGGCTCCGTTGTTGCCCAGTTCGAGCCTAACAGCGCCATCTCGACCCTTCTTGGTGCCATCGGCGACACAAAGGGCGACGGCCAGATTCAGGCACCTACCGCCAAGCATGTGTTGGCCTTGATTGCCAAGTCACTTTCTGAGAACCTGAACAACGCTATCTGGGCAGGTAAGCGCAACGCCTCTGGTGACACCACCCTCGACCTCTTCGACGGTTTCGACACCATCACCGCGCAGGAAATCAAGGAGGGCAAGATTGCCAAGGAAGAGGGCAACTATATGAAGTTCACCGACGAAATCACGACCGCAAACGCCGTGGATATCGCCAAGCAGGTGCTCTTCTCCCTGGATCCTCATCTTCGTGCGCAGACTTGTTACATGTACTGCTCACAGGACTTCGCCGACAAATACAACGAGGGTTATCTCCTGACTCACGCGGGTATCAACTACAACAACCAGTATAATCAGAACGCCGTCGAAGGTTCTAACGGCAAGCTGATTCTCTGTCCGCTGGCTAACAAGGCTGATTCCAAGTTCATCCATGTTTCTCCAAAGATCAACATGTTGGTCGGCTACGACCAGATGGGCGATACGGAGAATGTCATGGTTAAGGAGTACGAGCCGTTCATCCTCTCATATATCGCCACCATGTTCTTCGGCTGTCAGTTCGAGTCTATCGACAAGCGACGCCTGAAGGTTATCGAAATCGGCGGTTCATCCGCTCCTGCACAGGGAGGCGCAGGTGAAGGCTAGAGGATGTACATAGAATAGAATCTGTTTTTAACTTTCCATAGTCCGTTTTCATTTTTTCTGAGTTTTGGGGAGCCGGTACCTGTGAAGGCTCCGGTTCCCATTTTAATCTCCAGGACGGATTCCTAATCAGATTATCAACATTAAAATATAAACATTATGCCTGATTGTTCATCAGTACAGAAATCGCTCGCGTGGTGCCAAGGTCGCCCCGAGCTGCCCGGCGTCAAGCGCCGTATCTACTATATTTCAAAGTACGACGTACTTCAGTGGCCCAAACTTCTTCACGACGCAAACGGCCGACTGACATCTTCTTCGTATGCGGGTGACTTCGTTCTCCGTGCCGACAAGAAGTGGAAGTACATCGATATCATCTCCGACAAGTCGCAGCTGACTTCTGAGGCGCAGGGCGAATATCCCTCGCAGACGCAGCTGAACAAGCTGGTGGCCGTTCATCCCGGTGTGGGAAAGGAGGCTTCCGAGGCTGCTGCATACCTCAATAACAATGACAACGTGTTCCTCGTCGAGAACATGCATGGTGATTTCCGCGTCGTAGGCTCTGACAAGTGGCCCACCAAGACGACTGTCGCCCAGGATCTGGGACAGGGCGCTACTGGTACCACTTCTACCACTATCAACGTGGAAGCTTCTGACGAGTGCCCCGCTCCTTTCTATGCAGGAAAGATTGCTACTGAGGACGGTGACATCAACCCTGACGGAAACCCTATCCAGGACACAAGTAGCGACGATAGCGGTAACAGCCAGAACAGTTCCTCTGCATCAGGTCCGGTTTACGACAGCAAGGTAGTTATCAACGGACAGGCGTACACTGTTTCAAAAGGCGGCACTATCAACGTCGAGGGCAATATCACCTCAATAAAGTTTACCGGTAAGAATATGGCATTCCTTTCATATTACGACGGAGCTGGTATGCCTTCTGAAATTACAATCAGCGGAGACGGCACCTCGGCTACACTCAGCGAGAAACTTACTGCCCCTGGCTCTGTAACGATTTATCGGAAGGAGACTGCAAATGCTGCAGAGGAAGAATGGTTCTATATCAAACTGACCAAGAGCAGCTCATCGAGCGAAGGTGGCCCAGTAAATCCCTAGAGACGACGGAACTGAAGTTGAGTAATCGCTAAGAGACCCACTAGAAACAATTTACAGTCATAAGCATGCGCACTCCCATAGATATGAGCGACCTCCTGTCAGAGATAGAAGTCCCTGATATCGTGAGTGCGCAGCTTGCTCTTCAAGATATTCAGGCAAAGCGCGAGCAGGATATTTTTGCTGATGGGAAGCGCAAAGGATGGGATAAGACGGTGGAAGCGCGTTGCGACTTCACACCGCGCCCTCGCCTGACACACCGCTCAGGACTTTTCTTCCTCTCGTACTGGCAGAAGTCCGTCTATGGCCGAACGCTCACTGACATCAAGTCTGATGACAGTATGGTACTGTTCTTCGCCGAAGCGATGGTTTCGCTCATCCATGAAATCATCGGGCCGGACCTCTCTCAGGGCTGCTGGTGCATCATCACCACCCCCAAGCGCCGCCACCTCGTGAAGAACTTCGCCACGCGTATCTCAGAGCAGATTGCCGCCCGCCTCTCCATCCCGTTTTACGAGGATGTCTGCACCTGCAGGAACAGGCAGCGCGTTAATGCAATCTTCGATGTGAACATCGTTCCGAAGGAGCAGAATATCATCTGCTTTGATGACTTCGTCACCACAGGTCAGACGCTTCAAGCTATGAAACGTGCGCTTGAATCATTTAATAAGAACATTCTGTTTATCAGTGGAATAAATAACAAGCTCTAAAGTAAAACATAAACATTAGAATATGAATCAAGATTCACAATTCACTGCCAAGCTACAGGCCTGGGTGAACACGCCTGACCCTCAGAAGGATTGGGATGAAGGTGCCCTTCTACTGTTCCAGCTTTCGGGCAACCGTATCATGTACCACAACATCTCCATCAATCCCAAAGGCAAGGCAGAGTTCATTAAAGGGCAGCTTCAGAAGTACCTGAACTTCCGCCTTCAGAAGCTCACCCGCGACCAAGTCTGCCAGATGCAGTCCGAGGTCGATGAAATCGTGAAAAAGGTCATCAAGCCCGCCGCCACTCCCGATGCATCTCCATCGGTTAAATCGGAGGAATTTGCCGATTTCAAGGCTGGCAAGCGTCCTGACCACGATGACCTTCCCGAGGAGATTCAGGCACTCTATGTGGAGAACCTGGACATCGTCCATCGTATGCGTGAGCTGCATCTGAAGCTGCGCTCGCTCAGTCTCGATAACGCTACTTGCCCTGACAGCGAGCGATATCCCTTCCTGAAGGAAATCATCGCCCTCGACAAGAAGCGCGTTGAGAACTGGGATATCTATGACCACTATATCCCTGGTACGCCCGTAGCAGTCGAGTCCCCCACCCTCGAAAATACCGATTCCACCGAGGAAGAACCTGTTTCCGAGCAGCCCATCAAGGAGTCCGATACATCGGTTAATCCTAACGACGAATCGGTTAATCCTGCTGACACTTCGGTTAATCCCGAAGAATCAGCCGAATCTTCTGAGCAGTCTGCAGAGGCACCCGCTCCAGAGGCAAAGCCTAAGAAGACCACGGCTAAGCGTACCACGAAGAAGGCTACAAAGAAGCAGTAAATTTCAAACCTCAATCCTCAAACCTCAAACCCCATGAAGCGTACCGCATCTATGGCTGACGTTGTGAAGCCGCTCTCTGAGTGCCCTTCACAAGCCTATCTCTCCAATGCCGTTCAGGTAGCAGACCTGCTTGAATGGATTCTCGAGCAGGTAGGCACAGCCAAGGTGTGGCAGACTTCATTCTCCATCTCCGAGGAGTTTCTGCGCCGCCTGTATTTTATCGAGAAAGGCGGCAAGGTCAGCGAGTTCAACCTGGTTCTTGACCACAAGGCCACGAACAAGACGCTCAAGCTCTGGTCATTCATGACGCAGGTCATTGAGCGTACCTTCCTCACTGACAATCACTCGAAGATTCTGCTGGTACAGGCTGAGTCTGGTCAGACAGTCTCAGTCATTACCTCGCAAAACCTGACCCGAGGCAACCGCCACGAGTCAGCCTTCATCTCTACTGATCCGGCCATTTTCGCCCGCTTGCACTCACAGGTAAAGGATTTAATTGACAACCACAGCGTTCCCCTGTATGACTTATTCTCACAGAGAATCAATGGTACATAAAAAAGCACTCTTCTCACGAAGAATGCTTTTGGGATCACACTGAAGTAAGACACTTCTTACTACACTATGAAAAAATCAAATTATTTCTTGGATGCAAAGGTACTAAAAAATCCAATGGTGTACAAATAAATTAAACATATTTAGAAAAAGAAATGGCTCAATCAGTATATACAGAAGAAATTCTCCAACAAATAGAACAATATGCCTCGATTTATCTGAAAATTTCGGATATGGCTGTGCTTTTCGACATCCCCGCTGAACAGCTTCGCGAGGACATTGCCGACCGCTCTACCGAGGCCAGCAAGCGTTACCACAAGGGTAAGGCCGCTTCAAAGGTGAAGTTGCTGCATCAGGAAATGCAGCTAGCCTATGTCGGCTCTCCTCTCGCCCTCGAGAACGCCCAGAAGAACCTCATGGATATGGAGGATGACGAATAAAATCGTCGTTTCTTTCGTATATATGTTCATTTTTTCGTACCTTTGCATCGCTTTTGAGGAAAGGGCTGCGAAGACGGGCTGCATCTCGACATAAGGAAGTTATACTGCTCTCGTTTTTTCATAGTCTTTGTACGCAGATATAAATCAATGTTAATCAACAAAATAAAAGCAAAGTGAAAACTAAGAAAGAGTACAGACGGCCCATGACGATGGTCGTCGAGTTAAGAGAGAAGTGCCAGATTCTGGCGGGGAGCGGCAGCGAGAGGACAGCTCCAGTAAACATGTCAGTAACTTATGAAGAGGAGGACATCTAACATGAAGTGTACAAAGATGCTGGGCTGGCTGGTCATGGCCGCAGCCCTCTCATTCACAGCTTGCTCCAGTGAGAATGACTTGACCCAGGAACCGACGCCACAGCAGCAGGCGCAAACCATTCACATAAGCGTGGGTGCTGGTATTGACCCCGCAACGACCCGCTCGACAGTAGACTACAGCAACGGCGTGCGCACCCTACAGTTCACCACAGGCGACAGACTCTACGTCTGGGGAAGCTATGGCGAAATGGAGGAAGAACCAAGTGGGCAGGAATACTACCCCTACATTATTGCTGGCTATCTGGACTTAGATTCTGATAGCTTCGACCCCAGCAATCCCACCAACGCGACATTCTCCGGCGACCTGACTGTCTATGAGTGGACTTACGAAGTAGGAGACTACGAAGATGAGTGGAATGAAGAAATTGAAGATTGGGAGAAGACCGGACAATATTTCGTTACAACCCCAGGTTATTATTCCCCTGTACTTAGTTCCCCCGGCTTCTTGACCAACGACCCACTGGCAGATTTCGAAGACGTGACGGCCACGCTGCTGCACAAGGATGCGGTGGAGGATGATGATTACGGCATTTTAGATAGAGACCTCCAGATTTACTATAGGCACAATTGTGCTACCACGGTCGAGGAGCTGATGACCAAGCAACTGACGGTCTCCGGCGTCTACGACCCCAGCACAAAGAGCTTCGCGCTGACCAAGAATGCGAACCAGCCGATACTGAACTGCACCATCTCAGGACTGGAGGACGGTGTGTCGTACAAGGTGGACTACATTTACGGCGCGACAGCGGCGATGAGCGACCATTCGACGATTCTCTATAGCAGCTTGACGGCCACGAGCGGCACGCTCTCGTTCGCCTTCTTCGCCAAGCCAGCCAACTACTTCCACGGCATCCGCCTGACGAACACCGCCGACGCCAACGACACGTATGATGTCAATATCGGACAGAAGGCGTTCGACTCGAAGGTCTATAACCTCAGCCGATACTGGTACGGCGGGGCGATGCACCGGCTCGTGGACCTCGGCAACGTGAATACATCGACCCATCCCGACGGCCTGACGTTGCAGGACGGCGACGCTGTGACGGGATTGCTCGACGGCAATTCTAAGAACTCACAACGCCTCCAAATCTCCATTGCTGACGGTGCGTCGGTAATACTCAAAGGCGTGGATATCCAAGGCTACAAAGGCGAAAACTATAAATGGGCGGGCCTTACCTGCGCGGGCGATGCCACCATCATCCTGGCCGACGGCTCGACGAACACGGTGAATGGATTCTACCGTGATTATCCTGGCATCTTTATTGCCGAGGGTAAAACGCTCACCATCCAGGGCTCTGGCTCGCTCACGGCCACGAGCGGTGGCTCGGCAAATCCCTTTGGCGCGGGCATCGGCGGGGCCCGAAATATTGCTTGCGGAAACATCGTCATCGAGGGCGGCACCGTCACCGCCAAGGGCGGCACACAATGTGCGGGCATCGGCAGCGGAGGCAAAGCCTGCGGCGACATCAGCATCAGTGGCACTGCCAACGTCACGGCCACGGGCGGCTCCGGCGCGGGCATCGGCAGCGGCAAAAATGGCTCGTGCGGCACCATCACCATCAGTGGCACGGCCCACGTCACGGCCACGGGCGGCGGCTCCGGCGCGGGCATCGGCAGCGGAGGCACAGCCTCCTGCGGCAACATCACCATCAGTGGCACGGCCCACGTCACGGCCAAGGGCGGCGGCTCCGGCGCGGGTATCGGCTCCGGCGTGGGCATCAGCAGCGGATCCAAAGCCTCCTGCGGCAACATCACCATCAGCGGCTCGGCCAACGTCGAGGCCACGGGCGGCGGCGACTCCGGCGCGGGTATCGGCAGCGGCAAATATGGCACCGTCAGCGGCACCATCAGCATCGAGGGCGGCACCGTCGAGGCCACAGCAGGCAGCGCTTATAGCGCGGGCATCGGCAGCGGCGAAGATGGCTCGTGCGGCGCCATCGTCATCGGCTCTGGCATCACCCAAGTCATCGCCAAAAAGATAGCCATAACTAGTGACATCGACATCATTGGCGCGGGCTATAATGGCACATACGGCACGGTGACCATCGACGGCGTGGCCGACGCTACCACGTCGAGCACGTTCCCACACCTGACCTCAGTCTTGACCAACAGTGATAAGATTTGGACGCTGACTCAAAAGAATCCTAACCCCTAAATTATCCATACATCTACATACAATCATTGGGTGCTCAGAAATCTGGGCACCCATTTTTTTGCCCTCATCCCTGTCTTTTCCCATATTCTGGCATATAGGTATCTTTGCAATCAAATTGCAAGGATATCTACTATATGCCTTTACCATCAATCATAGACATAGCCCGAGCTGACCTCTACACCCAGCGTGAGGATTTGGAGGCCAAGTACGCCATCACACAGGTCGACCACATTCTCCGCCTGCGTGACATGGTCACGTGGTGCATCTCGAACTGCGACGCCAAGGACCGCCAGTTCGTCGATGAAATCATGCAGCGTTACGGCATCTCGAAGGTCACTGCCTACGCTGACCTGAAAATCGTGAAGTCTCTCCTACCCAATCTCTCCGAGGCCTCACGTGATTATCACCGTTGGCGATATAACGAGATGATCCTGGAGACATACCAGATGGCGAAGAAACGTAAGGATACGAAGACGATGGAGAAAGCCGCCACCTCATATGCGAAGTACAACCGCATCGATGTCGAGGACGAAACGGCCGTACCGTATCACATGATTGTCGTGCAGCCCTTCTTCCCCACCACCGACCCGCGTGTCGTTGGTATTAATCCTGTGCCTAACATCGACGAGCGTATCAAGAAGCTCACCAAGGAATTGGGTGCTTCTAACCCTGATACGCTCAATATCGAGTACGAGGAAGCCGACATGAACTTTGAGGAAATCTTTGACGACCCCAAGGAAGAATCAGAATCAACCAAATAGCCCATTAGCCCCATTATGCCCACTAAGCCCACAATAGATACTAGCCTTTGGGATGCAGAAGCCCGCCAGCACGAGAAGCGCGTGTACTTTAACAAGCCCCAGTTGATGGCCCAGTACATCGGTGCCAAGACAACAGTCATTGTCGCTGGCCGACGTACAGGCAAGACGGACTCTATCGCCTCGCCATTCGTTCTGCGTAATATGCAGCGAATGCCGGGCTCTACTGGTGGTATAGTTGTTCCCACGTTCAAGCATGGCCTGACAAACACCATCCCTGGACTGTTGGCGGCATGGAAGCGCTGGGGCTACCTGAACGGCATCCACTATGTGGTAGGCCGTAAGCCGCCAAAGTCTTTCGGCAAGCCTATTACCGAACCTGCTGACTATGAGCATGTCATCACCTTCTACAACGGCTCCATCGCGGTCATCATCTCTCAGGACCGCCCTGGCTCTTCGAACTCTCTGACCCTGTCTTGGCTCTTGATTGACGAGGCCAAGTTCATTGATTACAATAAGTTGAAGGACGAGACGCTTCCCGCCAACGGCGGCATTCGCTCGTACTTCGGCCATCATTCGTTCAATCACGCCATGATGGTGCTTTCCGATATGCCCCAGACGCAGAAGGGCTCCTGGTTCCTGCATTATCGGGAGAAGATGGATCCCCAGCTTATCGAGACGATTCAGGGCACCATCTACAAGATTTGGGATACAAAGGAGCGCATCGCCCGCATGAAGGAGCAGCACCAGCCCATTCCCCAGTACCTGAAGGGCTACTTGAAATGGCTCGACCAGTCGCTCAACAAGTTCCGCTCCGTGGCGGTGTACTATAAGGAGTACAGCACCATTGAAAACCTGCAGCTCCTGGGCGAAGAGTACCTGCGTCAGATGAAGCGTGACTTGACACCGAAGACCTTCCAGACCTCTATCCTCTGTCAGCGCATCGGCATCACTCATGACGGCTTCTACTCTTCCATGCAGGAGCATCACAAGTATGATGCCTCGAACTTTGCGTATCTCGACGAGCTGGGCTACGACAAGATCCTCAAAGAGACGAGCCAGCAGAACTACGACATCAAGGCAGCGTCGCAGTTCTCCACGCTCGGCAGCAGCATTGACTCCCGCGCCGACGAGGATGTGAATCCTCTGGCTCCCATCTGCATCGGCATGGACTACAATGCCAATATCAACTGGATTGTAGCGGGCCAGCCAAGCGGCAACCGCTTGAACGTTCTCAAATCCTTCTACGTCAAGTTCGAGCGTAAGATTCCCGCCTTGGTCGATGATTTCTGCGCGTACTACGCTTATCATCAGAACAAGACGGTCATCTTCTACTACGATGCCACGGCCCTCGGCTCGAACTATGCCGTGAACGACCAGGACTTCCGCTACGTCGTCGTCCATGAGTTTGAGCGCCACGGGTGGCAGGTACAGGATGTGTACCTGGGCAACCCGATGCGCCACGACGAGAAGTACCTTCTCATCAATCAGGGCTTCGCGGGCAAGCAGCGCCTCATGCCGTTCTTCAACCGCCAGAACAACGATGACCTTATCCTGGCCATCCAGTCTGCCGGTGTCGAACGCGGACGCAACGGCTTCCATAAGAACAAGTCTATGGAGAAGCAGCCTGAGTCCGAAGAGGACCTGCTTGAGCATCGTACTGACGGTACCGATGCTTTCGATACGCTGTACATCGGCTGTGAGAAGTTCCCCCAGCACGACGTCTACCCAATCGCCCTTGGTGGAGTTCTTTAGTTTATAATTAATTAGTTAGTACTTTTCCAACCAAATTGTAAGAGTTGCTCTCTATTGACGTAAATCAATCCAAAAATCTAAGAAACTTTCTCAAAAATTTCTGTTTTTGAACACTTTTTACTAATTTTGCGCTCCGATTTTTTGAGAACACAGATTAATTAGTTAAACAATGGCAAACACAAAGAACTCATCAGCCCGCGAGATAATCCTCGACAGGCTGCTGAAACATCGCTGCGGTTATTCCGTATATGAGTTATGCGATATGGTTAACCGCTCTTTACAGTTAGAGGGCTTCAGCCCTGTCACTCCTAACACTATTCGTAACGACCTTACCACCATCCATGAACAGTACAAGCGGGTTCTTCATGTGGAAAAACGAGGTTATGCGAAATATTACCGCTACAAAGACACTAATTCTACCATTTTCACCAATGTACTGACACACGGCGAGATTCAACACCTGCGCTCGGCACTCTTGTGTATTCGCGCTTGCGACCAAATCCGTGGCTCGCTCATGTACCAGGACCTCACTAATCGTCTGTCCACCATCCTGAACATAGATTCAGCAAGTGACCCCATCGTTATCTACGAGAAGATTCCACCCATGAACGAAATAAAGAGGTTCAAGATTCTCTATGAGCATATCCAGTCCAAGACTCCAGCAAGAATCACCGTCTGCAGCAAGGAAGAAGACCACGAGAAAGTGATTACCATCCATCCCTACTACTTATATCAGAAAGAAAACGAGTGGTCTCTCCTTTGTCATGATTCTACCAACGACAATCCTGCAGAGATACCACTTAAATGTATTCAGCGCCTAGTCTCTGCAGAGGAAATCGAATTCATTCCCAATCGTGATTTCCCCTTAAAGGACTTCTACGCCAAACATTTTTCAAGAGGTTAAATTCACATATAATTCCACTCCGCTATCATAGACAGAAGTTCTGAGATAGCGGAGTTTTCAACATGACTAACACCATTTAATGGGGCAATTCAGACGAAATGATACTCAAAAAATCCATTTTCTTAGTTTTTTTATTAAATATTTCTATTTAACTAACTAAGTTTGTAAAATATTTACTATATTTGTAGCCAATTACTACATATACAAATTGAAATGCTCAAAACAAAAAACAAATACTTTCACCAAGACCGGCTTGCAATGCGCATAGCCTCACGCTACGGCCTTACATACGAGTATAAGCTTGCTCGCCGCAATCGTCTCTCTCCTATCGAGGCCTTAGAAGATTGGGACATGATGAAGTCTGAGGATTATGATTTAATTTCAGAATTAACAAACTAAAAAATAAAATATTATGAAAAAGACCTTTGCATTAACATTAGCTACAATCACAGCATCGAAGAGCTTTGCCTACTATGGTGATTACTCGTCATCAAGTACTGAAATGCCTGGATGGCTTACCTTTATAGGTATAGTTATGATTGTCTGGGGGATTTTGGAAATCATTCTTTTCTTCAAGATATGGGGTATGACCAACGACGTAAGAAAACTAACTAAAAAAATATGTGTTCCAGAAAGTAAATCTCAAGTATCAATTGAAACTATGGGAGACAATGATGTTCTTGAGGGTGGAGATTACGACAAACGCCTCGATTACATTAAATCAGGGGATAAGGTTTTGCGCAAGTCAGATGGAAAAATAATAGAAGTTGATTCTGTTGAAGGAAAAAGACTATTCTGTAAATGCGGTTCATTTGAAGGTTATAAATGGTATCAAAAAAATAGTGTTGAATATATAGAGGATTGACAAATGAGGACAAAAGGAGGATACAATCGGTATACTTACGTAGAGTTTTCAATATATAATGAGCTAATATAGAGTTTAAGAATATGGCAGACAAAGAAACTGGCTACGTTTACATTCTCACCAATCCTAGTTTCAGAGAAGACTGGGTTAAAATCGGCAAAAGCTCGCGACCTGTTAACGTGAGAAGTAAAGAGCTTGACAACACTGCCGTTCCACTTCCCTTTGACATATATGCTACAATGCAAACGGAGAAGTACAGCGAGGCAGAAAAAGTCATCCACAAACAGATAGACCGTTTGACTGATAGACGTATCCGTCAAAATAGAGAATTTTTTAATCTTGAGCCAGCTATGGCTTTAGATATTATGCTCGACTTGGCAAGATTATCACCTGATGCTGTGGTAATGAAGTATGAGAATGGCGAGTCATTCCAAATTTATCCGGTTATGGATGTTGTGATTAAGCATGGCAAGGATAAAAAAGAGCAGCGTCCACCCTTCGATTTCTCAATGGTTGGACTGACTATTGGTGACGAAATAATCTTCGACGCCCTCCAATTGTCTGTTAAGGTTGCTGGCAAGAACAAGGTAGAATACGATGGTCGTCTTTGGAGTTTATCTGCTTTTTGCGGCACATACCTACCAGAAGAAATGCATAATAAAAGCGAAGCCTATCAGGGGCCAAAATATTTTAGCTACAAAGGCCAAACACTTTGGGAAATTAGACTAGAGAAAGAGAAAAAAATAGCAAACATTTAAATCATATTAGAAATATAAATAATAAATATCTTCAATGAATAAACAACAACTAGCAGCAAAGATATGGGCATCAGCAAATAAGATGCGTTCTAAGATTGAAGCTAATGAATATAAGGACTATATTCTTGGCTTTATCTTCTATAAATTCCTGTCTGACAAAGAAGTCAGATTTGCTACTACTGAGGCAGCAATCTCAGTAGAGGACCTTCCAAAGTATCTTCAAGAGAGCGACGATGAGGAGCAAGCCGTAATGGTGGAGTATTTCCGCAATAATTTGGGATATTTCATTTCTTACGATAACCTTTTCACCACTTGGCTTGACAAAAAGAGAGATTTTGACGTGAAGAACGTTTCAGATGCATTGTCTGCTTTTGAACGTCTTATACATCCAACCCATCAGAATGTTTTCAAAAACATCTTTAATACTCTTGAAGTTGGCTTGAAGAAACTGGGGTCTACCTCTAAGGATCAGACAGCTGCCATCAAAGGTTTGCTGAAATTGATAAAAGACATACCGATGGACGGTAAACAGGACTATGATGTGCTTGGTTTCATCTACGAATATCTGATTGGAAAGTTTGCTGCTAATGCCGGCAAGAAGGCAGGCGAGTTCTATACTCCACATGAAGTCTCAGTCTTGATGTCTGAAATCGTGGCTGATCACCTGAAAGACAGGAAGCATATTGAGATTTATGATCCAACGAGCGGTTCTGGCTCATTACTGATAAACATAGGCAAAGCACTTTCCAAATATATGACCGATGAGAACGGCGTAGTCTATTATGCTCAGGAATTGAAGGAAAATACCTACAACCTGACACGTATGAACTTAGTAATGCGTGGCATCATACCATCCAACATCTTTGTCCGCAACGGTGATACGCTGAAAAAGGATTGGCCTTTCTTTGAAGATGGGCCGGACGGCACATACGCTGACGACACGTACAAATATCATAGTGTAGATGCCGTGGTCAGTAATCCTCCATATTCCCAACCATGGGAAGCTAAGAATAAGAATAATGACCCTCGCTTCAAGGAATTTGGCGTAGCCCCCAAAGGAAAAGCTGATTATGCATTCCTCTTGCACGACCTCTACCACCTGAAAGGCGATGGAGTGATGACCATTGTATTGCCTCATGGTGTGTTGTTCCGTGGAAGCCCAGATGATGGCAGTGAAGGTAGCATCCGTAAGGAACTTGTTGAGGGTAATCATATAGAGGCAATTATCGGTTTACCTTCCGACATCTTCTATGGTACAGGCATTCCAACACTCGTCATGGTACTACGCAAGCAGCGAGCTGACGAGGGCATATTACTTGTGGACGCTTCAAGCTGCTACATAAAACAAGGCAAGAAGAATGTGCTCCGCACTTCTGACATAAAGCGAATAGTCGACGTGGTGAGAAGTCGTGAAAGCAAAAAAGGATTCTCTTGTGTGGTAAGTAAAGAGCTGATTCGCAAGAATGACTACAACCTCAATCTTCCCAGGTACATCAGTTCTACCAAACAACCCGAAACATGGGACATTTATGCCACAATGTTCGGGGGTATTCCTAATAGCGAAATCGACTTATTGAATAACAAATGGGAGGCAATGCCTGGTCTCAGGCAACACCTCTTTACATCGGATGACACGCCATTTAGTCAAGTGGCTCATGATGATATTGAGAACGAGATAATACGGCATCCCTCTGTAATAGCCTATAAGCATGAGTTCGCACGAGCCATGCAGGGATTTGATGAATACCTTTTTGAGGAACTGCTACGACATCCAAAGAAAGTTAACATCACTGCTGAGGAACCAAAGATCAGCGAAGAGATTTTTTCTCGTCTGAAGGATGTGAAACTCATTGACTCGTACGATGCTTATCAGCTTCTCGATGACGAGTGGACTACCATTGCTACCGACCTAGAAATTATACAGACCGAGGGTATGGATGCCTGCTTCGTTGTTGATCCCAACATGGTTACAAAGAAAAAGGATAACAAGGAAATTGAGGTTCAGGAAGGCTGGCTGGGCAGAGTTCTTCCATTTGAAATAGTGCAGCAGATGTTCCTCAAAGGGGATTACGATGCCCTTTGTGAAAAGCAGAAGAGTCTGAACGGTGTCTCCAACGACCTCACAGAATTGGTAGCATCAATAGCAGGATATGAGGATGGTGCGTCTGTGCTTAATGATGACAACAATGCATTCGTAGCCAAGGAGGTTTCCGCAAAACTTGACTCTATCTATGAAAGCATCGACACAGACGAGACCAAGGCTCTGGAAGAATATCTCACCCTGACAAAGAAAAACGAAAAACTGGCTTTTATTGCCAGTCACAAGGATGTTGATTGGAGTATCGGTGTCCCCAACAAAGATAACACATACAGTGCTAAAGCCGTACAGGCTATAATCAAGGATATCCGATCTAAAACTGAGTTTGAAGAAGATACTTTTGAGTATGACCTCGTAAAGGCAGAACAGTTGTTGGAGGAAGAAAAAAGGCTTAAAAGCGAATGTAAGAAAGATGCAGACGCCCTCCACCTCCTTACCAAGAAAACCATAGAGGAGGATTTAAACACAGAGGATGCCATCAACATTCTTCAACAGAAATGGATAGCACCAGTGGTGAAGAATTTAGCTGCGATGCCAGACTGTGTAGTATTGGAACTATGTACCAGCATAAAAGCCCTAATAGACAAGTATGCCACCACAATGGTCGAGACCGAGCAGAGCATTAATGAGACAGAGCGCGAGTTAAACAAGATGTTGAGTAATCTTGTTGGCAATGATTTTGACATGAAAGGTATAGGCGAGATTCAGAAACTTTTTAACCACAATGATTATGAGTAAGAAGTTGGTACCAGACATCAGATTCAAAGGATTTGATGGAGAATGGAATGAGTCGCTGCTGAATGAGAAACTTATTCCTTCGAGAGAAAAGAATATACAAGAACTCTTTTCGAAGGATGAAGTGCTTTCTGTGTCAGGGGATTATGGTGTTGTGAATCAATTAAAATTTAAGGGAAGGTCATTTGCCGGTGTGTCTGTAGCTCCATACGGAGTAGTACATACGAATGATGTTGTCTATACAAAGTCACCGCTCAAAAAACAACCTTATGGCATTATTAAGACCAATAAGGGTGTAGATGGCATAGTTTCCACGCTCTACGCTATTTATTCTTGTGCCCAAGGAGTCTATCCTAATTTCGTAGAAGATTATTTCAATTCAGACGATAGATTGAATTCATATTTGCGTCCACTGGTTAGGAAAGGTGCAAAGAATGATATGAAGATTTCTTTGGAAGGGGCATTGGCGGGGAAGGTGTGGTTTCCAGAATATAAAGAACAGAAGATGATTTCCAACTTCTTTGAGATTCTTGCTAAAGAAATATTATCGGTTCAAACGAAGTTGGATAAGCTCTATGCCTTGAAGAAAACGATGCTTGTCAAAATGTTTCCGCAAGGTGATGCCCTTTTGCCTGAAATAAGGCTCAATGGTTTTAAGGGGGAATGGAAATGTTCTCCTGCTAAAGAAATCTTTAAATCTGTAGCTGACAAGAATCATCCTGACCTTCCCGTACTGTCTGCCTCTCAAGAACTTGGTATGATAAAACGTGATGAGGTTGGCAAAATCGTAGCGCACGACAAATCTAACGAAGCAACATATAAAAGGGTTCTTCCTGGGCAGTTTGTTATACATCTAAGATCGTTTCAGGGCGGATTCGCACATTCTGCCTACGAAGGTATTACTTCGCCAGCATATACTGTGATGGACTTTAAAGAGAAAGAATTACATGATGATATGTATTGGAAATATGTTTTCATGACAAAGATGTTTATTGTCAGATTGGAAACGGTTACTTACGGTATTCGTGATGGCAGAAGTATTAGCTTTGCCGATTTTTCCTCTTTGGAAATGAAATATCCAGATGTTAGAGAACAAGCAGCCATAGGTCTGTATTTCCAAACACTGGACAAGCAACTTCGTTTATATGAACAGAAGCTGTCGAAACTAAAGAATCTGAAGTCAGCATTTCTTAAAAACATGTTTGTGTAGCCTATGAAATTTGATGAAGAAAAATCATTTGAGGATGCCCTTGTTGCGCTGCTTGCTCCTTCGAAAGGATGGAACAAGAAGTTATTGATGTACCCCACAGAGGAGGATTTAATAGCGAATTGGGCACAGATTCTCTTTGAGAATAATCGCGAGATTGACTGTCTGAACGAGCAACCGCTGACAGACACAGAGATGGAACAGGTTCTTCAACAAGTGTATAATTTGAAGACTCCCATCAAATTAAATGGTTTCATTAATGGCAAAAGTGTGGCCATAATACGTGACAACAAGAACGATAAATTACACTTTGGAAAGGAAGTTCGTCTGAAAATCTATGACCGCAACGAGATAGCCGGTGGCAAAAGCCGTTATCAAATTGCACGTCAGCCCAAATACAATAAGAAATGTCCTGTATTGCAAAATCGTCGTGGCGACATTACACTTCTCATCAATGGTATGCCTGTGATACATATAGAACTGAAGCGTTCAGACACTCCTATCAGTAAGGCCATACATCAGATAGAGGAATATAGTCATGAGGGCATTTTTACAGGAATCTTCTCTTTAGTACAGGTGTTTGTGGCGATGACCCCAGAAGAAACACTATACTTCGCCAATCCCGGTCCTGATGGAAAATTCAATCCAAGTTACTACTTCCACTGGGCAGATTTCAACAACCAAGTAATCAATGAGTGGGAGAAGATTGCAGGCTTGTTATTATCCATTCCAAAGGCACATCAACTAATAGGATTTTACACCGTAGCAGACAAATCGGACAACACGTTGAAAGTGATGCGTAGTTATCAGATTGAGGCAGCTGAGAATATCAGTGATGTGGTGAGGGATATTCACTGGGGCGAGAATAATCTCCGTGGTGGTTATATATGGCATACCACAGGAAGCGGCAAAACAATGACCAGTTTCAAGACCGCATGTCTCATAGCTGAAGCAGACAAAGCTGATAAGGTGATTTTCCTAGTTGACAGAATAGAATTAGCCACCCAGTCGACATTGAAATACCAGGGGTATGCAGATGCAGAAGGCGATGTTGTAGATACCGATGATTGCGAAGACCTGATAAGCAAGTTGAAGAACACAGAAGATGACTTGATCGTGACCTCTATTCAAAAGATGAGCCGAATAACTATTGGTGAATCAAAGAAGCGCGACCGCGACATTGAGAAGATTCAAAAGAAGCGAAAAGTGATCATTATCGACGAATGTCATCGCGATACTTTCGGTGATATGCTCATAAACATCAAGCAAACGTTTCCCGAATCGGTATTGTTTGGTTTTACAGGCACGCCTATTGATAAGGAGAACCAAAAGAAGCTGAACACAACAGCCACCGTATTTGGTAACGAATTACACAGATACACATTGGCAGATGCCATAACCGATAAAAATGTTTTGGGATTTGACCCACGAATGGTGCTTACTTACAAAGACAAAGATTTACGCAAAACCGTAGCACTGGAAAAAAGTAAGGCTAAGTCAGAAGAAGAAGCAATAAGCCATAAAGCCAAGGCCAAAGTGTTTTACCACTATATGAATGATGTGCCGATGGCTGGATATACGGACGAAACAGGCAAATACCATTCCGGCATAGAAGACCATATTCCATCCTCGCAATATAAGCTTGGCAAGCACCGAATCGCAGTTGTAAATGACATAAAAGACGGATGGCTGACACTAAGCCGCAACAACAAATTTCATGCGATACTGGCCACATCGAGTATAGTCGAAGCTATAGCATATTACAGATTGTTCCGTGAACTCATGCCTTCGTTAAAAGTGACGGCACTTTTTGACTCTTCCGATAATCACAATGAGACTTCTATTGAAAAGATTGATGGACTGAAGGACATAATTCTTGATTATAATAGTTTCTATAGACAGAAGTTCTCGATTAGCAATTATGGCATGATGCGTAAGGACATATCAGCCAGGATGTCGCATACAGAGCCTTATCTTGGACTACACAAAACGCCTGAGATGCAAATCAATCTGCTGATAGTAGTTGATCAGATGCTTACGGGTTTCGACTCAAAATGGGTAAACACTTTGTACTTAGACAAGATGCTGGAGCAGGAGCACCTGATACAGGCTTTTAGCCGTACCAACAGATTGTTTGGACCAGACAAACCTTTCGGAAACATACGCTTTTATCGCAGACCGCACACTATGAAGCGTAATATAGACGAAGCAATATCACATTATAGCGGTGACCGCCCTCAAGGGTTGTTCGTGGAGCAGTTGGAATATAACCTGCACAAACTCAATGAGATATTCACAGACATTGATCATCTGTTCTCTACTTCTGGCATCAAGAAATTTGAAAGATTGCCAGATGATATAAGTGAGAGGCAAGAATTTGTAAAACTCTTCAACCAGTTTAATAAGTATTTAGAGGCTTCCAGGATTCAGGGATATATTGCATTCGAGAAGATGCAGAAGGTGGAGAAAGAGGAAGGTACAACAGTGATGGTTGAAATGTTGTTCGACGAAAACCAGTATAATGCCTTGCTTCAGCGCTACAACGAGCTCTCGCATGGGGGCGGAGGTGGAGGCGATGAAGACGTGCCATACGACATTGAAACATATATTACGGAAATAGATACAGGCAAAATAGATGCCGACTACATGAACCACAAGTTTGACAAATGGCTCAAGGTACTTGCACAGCCTGATGTGACAGAAGAAGAGAAAAATGCTACGCTCGACGAACTGCACAAATCCTTTTCCACTCTGACACAGGAAGAGCAAAACTACGCATATATCTTCTTGCACGATATAGAAAACGGTGATGTAAAACTAAAGCCTGGCAAGACTTTGCGTGATTACATAACCGAATATCTGACTCGCTCCCAGGATCGCCGTATTCACCATTTTGCAGAGACATTCGGTTTGGATGAGCAGCAACTGCGAGACATTATGCTGTCTGGGCCAACTACTGAAAATATTGACATTAGGGGAAGATTTACAAATCTTAAGAAAAGTGCAAATATAAATCTCGCCAAAAATTATTTTGAACAAGAGGAAAGGAGCAAATTTCCCACCCCTATAGTGATAGTGAAACTGGATAATCTACTTAGAAAATTCATTTTGGGAGAGGCTGATGAGAATTTTAACGACGATTAGCCCAATAAGATTTTCTAGTAACTTAGGTATTTGTCAATATCATTGACTTAATAATATTAGTATGCAGAGGAGTGTTGGATAATTTGTTTAATTTTGTAATTTCATCACATTATTATGACGGACTCAGAACTAACGAAAGTTTCCCAAGAAGAACTATCAAATATTGACGAATTTGATGAAAATGTTTATAGCAGTGACTATAAGCGATTGATAAGATGCACTCCATGCCCAGAAGAAAATAATTTCCTTGTATGTGAATATGATTTCTCTGAAGTGTCTGTTATTTGCGACTACGCGTGTAGCGATAAAACATGTGGATATTTCTATCTTGACAAAGAAATAGAGGTTAATCTCCCAGAGGGTATTACGCATATAGGTGATTTTGCATTTAAAGGTAGAAACATTGATTGGCTTGAAATTCCTCATAGTCTGACCTATATGGGACGGGATCCTTTTGCATTGTCGTCAATTTATCGAATAGAGAATAAGAATGAGATATTCGTTGTAAGAGACGGCAGTATTATCGATACACAAGAAAACAAACTAATACACAACATTTCATCTGAAGGAAAAGTTACAATTCCAGATGGTGTAGTTGAAATCGGAGAATACTCCTTTAGTAGACTAGAAATGCCGATGAAGCGAGACACATACTCGCACAAGAAAGAGAAAGATTTAACACTGATTATTCCTAGCACCGTCCATACAATTGGTGACCATGCTTTCCAAAGAAACAATTTGAAAAGTATAACCTTTATTGGTATTCCTGAAACAATTGGCGAGGCGATTTTTGAAGAGTGTACTCTACTGGAAACCATCTACGTTCCCAAAGGAGCTAAAGCGAAGTTCTCGGAACTTTTGCCCGAATATGCCAGCATAATTGATGAAAGCGGAGAGGGTGTGAATCAAATAGTATATAGAAACTTCCTGAAAAGCAATGGTATAACTGATTTTTATCTCATCGATTACATGTGGAAATTCAACATATATGGTTATATTAAGGATGAGTTATTCCACTTTTCAGATGAGCAAGGAAACAACTTAAAGAGAGAAGATATAGGTATTCCCAATGGTGTAATCGTTTTCGACCTTGTTAATGAAAAGTACCAATGGTTAAAAGAAAAGTCTTCATGCAAAGGCAAGGGAATTGCAGTTGACGGCAATAATCATATTTCATGGATTGGCCATAATGAGAATTTTTATATTAAAGTTTCTACGAACCAAATAGTTATTCATAAATGTGAAGCCATCGATGACTTTGTAGAACAAGCACAGATAGGAAGGAACTACAATCATCGAGCTCGTTTGTTTGGCGATAATAACGATTTACCAATCACTTCAATTGATGAAAGATGGTATTACTATACAAACAAGGGGAAGATAAAGATTATTTGTGATGGTGACCTTCATCCCGACCAATTTGATAAAATAGAAGTAAAAAACTATAAAGTTGGCTTAAGCTGGAAACACTTTATAATTATATCTAAAGATTACAAATGGGGATTTATTACATTAGACAACAAATATGTAAAACCGATATATTCCATGATTGAATGCTTAAACAATCCATATTTCTTTATTGTGCAGAAACCTGATGGTTGTTTAGGTATTGCATCTGTGTATGGTGAGGAGATTCTTGGTACTACAAATAGATATTTGAATGTTGATGTAGTACATTGTCAGGGACTGGACTTAATTGCCACAACAGAAAATAATATATATATACTGTGTTGCGAGCATGATTCAAGGGGGGAACATGATTATTCTTATCGCTGCTCATCTCTAGAAATAAAGCCTAGTGAAATTATGAAGTTAGAAATAGGTAATGTATATCGATTTAACTACGGCAGAAAACAAAAAACTCAATTTGTCTACATATTAAAGAAAGATGGAAAACATCTAGTTTTTGACAACTATGGATATGATATAACTGACAGTGATGAGTATTACAAATGGAAAGAACATAATTGGGAGGTAAAAAATATCATATACGATATTACTCCTAAAGAGGAAAAGAAAATAGACAATACGTTTGAAACATCAGAGCACTTAAATAGTGCTGATGATCTACCATTTTAGAAATTTTGCAAAGGAAAGATAGAAGGTTCTGTAACAAACGATAGAATTCTAAAGTTGTATTGGGAATGCATGATAATCTCGAAGATTAAATATATCGAGTCGTGAGACTCTACTTTTTGCTAAAAGCGTGGGCATCGCTGACTTATTCTTTGGACTATGTCTTTGAAATTCCTGCGAGGCTTCTGGACGCTGAATAATAGCAAATGCTTTTATATTACCCAAAAATCTGAGACGGAGAGCCGTGAGGTCCGATGTCTCCCTGTTCTAAAGTTTTATTTCATACAATCCTCTACGAGAACATCTAATTTCTTGAAATACTGAGTATCAGCGACCTTCGCCCCATTAAAATATTTGTTTTCGATCATTGTAGAGTATCATTTATAAAAGTTTTTCAATTACTCGGATTGCAGTATCCTTGGTAATGCCAGAGACAGTTTCCGTCAATACCACATGCTCTTTAAATACCGCAGGAAAATCATCTATGTCATCGAGGATTACGTATTTAAATTGAAAAGGATTGTTTGTGGTATTTAAGCGAAGCCACTCTCCTATTTCAAGTCCTCTAGTCCCATGCGGATATACGGATTCACTGTACTCACGGCTTACGAGGTCTTGAAAACGGACGAACTCAAGACCTGGAGTAAAGCTGTAAATATATCCGGGCAACATTCGTTTCTCCCAGAGGTTATTCATCCATTCCCAACCCTTAAAACGCCATGTGGACGATATAATTATCTTTAAATCCGGCACACTATTTACGATAGAAGCTAAGTTTTCGACAGCTTCGGGATCAAATATTGCACCATCTTCATCAATATCGTCCATTTCATTGTCGATTAGAAAATTGCTGTAGCGTGCCGTATTTAGGACGCCATCTATATCAAGGAAGAGATATCTATGCATATTACTAGAAAAATCTTAAATTAAGCTCTATACATGTCACTCTGGTCATCAAGAGCTGCTTGAAACGGTTCATGAGCCTCTCTATATAGTTCAACATCCCGTTCACTCATTCCCGCTTTCTTGTATATAATATCCCAGTCGTGGCTAGAATAGTATCTATCTAGCTTACAAATCTCATCACAATAGGCATCACGAGATGCCAGTATTTTGTCTTTCCAAAGATTCTCGTAGAAATTTAGTCTTTCAATATCAATATGACACTTCACCTCATGAAGTTCACTTGTATTGAGTTGACTGACATTCTTTCCCAATTTCAATGCAAGTCGCTTTGAAGCCTTCGCTAATGCTAATTCAGTATTATAGACATTGTCCTCAGAACAGATGGATTCACCCAAAGTGATAACAACATTCGGATATTCTTTCTTAGTCCACATGAAGTTGACATCACATTTGTTATTTGACAAGCCAATTATTTCATATACTTTTGATGAATTGAAATAAAGCTCCTCTATTGTGAAATGACCTGATTCTGCAAGTTTTTTTGCAAGTTCTTTAAACTCTGATGGAGTATCACACTTGTCTGAATAGCAATACCACAGGTATACACTAAGCCAAATGATTTTTCTATATTGGTTATATTCACAATAAACCTCTACGCTCCATATATCTTGATCATAAAGGGGATTGGAAATACTCATTGTGTCTACATCGATAATACTATGCATTTTGTTATCCCCTTCAGGTTTACAATAGGTACAATAATTATGCATATTGTCCGAGAACATATCCACATTATCTCCAATCTTACAACCTGCGATGGATATCATACCATCTTCTTCTTTAACTAAATCAATGCATTTCATATCATCGTGATTTTTAGAACTACCTTTTCGGATGCAAACTTAAGCATTTTCCGCAAATTTTCCAAACTTTTTTGTCATACATGCATTGAAAAATATCTCTTTTTTTACCATCATCATCTTATTCAAAAGGTATGCATGGCTCTGATGGGCCTCATTGTACGCCTGACGTTCTTCAAGTACCAGGATGTCACCATCCATTGTTTGCTCACTCTTGATGGACTTCACTTTACGTAAGTGGTTATTTGCTTCCACATCATTTCTATAGCCATACTCCTTTCGTGATTTCTTCTGCTACCGACATCGATGTGTTATCTGCCTATAAAAGGTAGTAGTCATCCCCTCTGCTCTCTGTGGTAATAAATAGGTAATCCGCATCATACCACATACATGAAGAGGTAGCCATCCCAATCAGAAGAGGTACACCCTGGATATTGCCTAACAAGGTAGAGGCGAATAGAGCGCTTACTGTACCCGCTGCAGGTGAATGTTTGCGCATTCTGTGTCATTATCATTCTCCACGCTTGTTGGACTTCTTTTTTTAGCTACCTATAGGCCCTTTACTTATTTTTCCTTTGCAAATTTAGCGCAAGCCCGTGCCCTGCAAGTACTGGTCTCTATAGTTCCCGATTCCTGCACATAAATCACAGCAGCCTTCCGCATTTTCTTCTTCACGTCAGAGCCTAAAGAAAATGGGGTATTCCATGATTTTTGCTGGTAATTCCTTGCATTTACGCACTTTCCTCTTGCTGCTCTTCATTGCACGTAAAAATTACAAAAGCTCCTCGGAGCTAAATTAACAAGAAGTCAAACAATTAAAAAAATAAGAATTATGACACAGAATGTACAAACATCAGTTTTCACCCACAGCAGGTTATACAGCAAGCGCTATTATGCAGGCAATATCTACAGTGTAGTTATCAATTGTGAGGATGGCGAGTATTACGAGTATGAGGTAGAAGCGGACACATTCGCTAAAGCCACAGAGATAGCAGAGAGCATGGCCAATGATCTGATGGCAGATATTACATTCATCGAAGTCTATAAGGCAGCATAAATAAGTATCACAAAATAGAGTATTAACAATTTAAAGAAATAAGTATTATGGAAGCAAAAGTTATTATCGTTACAGAAGTGAAGTCTAACAAGAGTGAGAACAATGTTTGGATGGTGGCCATCACAGGTGAAGAACAAGGTCAGGCGTACTGCAAGAGTCCCTACAAGGCCATGCGTTTCGCTTTTCTCTTAAAGAAGCAGACAGGATTCCATATCGAGGATGCATCCCTCAAGGCTCTCTCAGCGGAAATTGCTAAGGAAAAAGTAGCATCTGCTGAATCCGAGGCTGAGAAGCCTGCAGAGCAGGAGCCTCAGGTAGAGGAAAAGCCAAAGAAGCAGCGCAAGCCTCGCGCAAAGAAAGCCGAGGCTGAGTCTCAGGCATTAGCTCAGGTTGCCGAGCAAAAAGGATTGATAGCCTTCCTGTAAAGGGGGCTATCAAAAAAAAGAAGGCTCGCTTCACAGCGAACCTTCCTTATAATAAATTAATCAACCATAAACCTTACCTTTTATAACCTTAACGTAGACAAAGGTACGATAATTATCCGAGAATTATGTTCAATAATTGTTATAAGAGGTTCAAAAATCATTAAATAATAGATATCAGACCATTTCGAATGAATTTTCAACCGTGCCACTTCAAATTTTGTCTTTTCCCAGCCCCCCACCCTTTTGTATCTTTGCACAAAAAAGAAGCATCATGGCCACTACCATCAATACCACATTTAGCAGCATTTTCCTCACGTCACATCTTCCGGAGGAGGTCAGCATCACCACGGACCAGCCATCCGTGGAGGTTTCTCTATTCCTGAATTCCTTAAAGGTGTTCTCGTCCGTCTATTACCCATACAAGGGAGAGGTCATCGTCCATGATATCCGTTCCATCATCGAGTCCCACATGTCGGAACTGCGATATTGTATGGCCACGTTGCGGATAGAGGCAAAGGAGCCGGAAGTCAAGCCCGAGACTGTCACGTACGATGAGGACGGCAACATGCACATGTCATATGACGAGACTACCTCCGAGCCCGTCATCGCGGCGACAGACGATATCAACGTCATCTTCAGTCGGTTTAAGTCAACGGTCTCTACGGACGCTTTTCTTCGCACGCACTTCCTGACTACACGTAAGAGCGCACTCATTGCACGGCATGCTTCTATAAACCTCAGTTATTGCACCGACGATTCTGAGGAGGGCACCAACTACGCTATCATCCACTACTCCACCCCTACCCTCCCCGACAAGATTCTCACGTACAGGCGCCAGTTTGAGGGCTCGCTGTTTGACTCGAGTACAATTGTTTCCGACAGTCTCTCACATGCCTATTTCAAGTCTCAGGTTGACCGGGCTATGAAGGTTGACTGTCAGGTTCATGGTGTAGAGTATCACATCGGGAAACGGCATTTCAATCTCTTCTTTACGGATGAGCAACCGAGCGACTCTTTCACTTTCCTGAACGCCTTCAACATTCTCGAGACGGTGAATCTATTCGGTACTACCACCATCAAGACAGAGGTAAACCATAGTGAGGCCATCTGTGGACGCAAGGCTCAGTTTTATGACGAGACCACCAGCATAAAGTACGAGGTAGAGACGGCTCCTTTAAGATACGACGAGGCAAAATGGCTTAGTGAGATGCTCGCTTCAAAGTATGTCACACGCCAGATAGACGCTTTCACCTCAGCCAAGGTTCTTATCAGCGATATCACATCCGAAGTAACCGATTCCGATAAAGACCTCATTCGCCTGAAGTTCACCTGGAAATATGCCGACGGCAGCCAATGGTTTAGATAATATCTGTTATTCTGTTACTGTGTCTTTAAAAATATTGTGTCTTTAAAAGTTAAACTGTATCCCTATGAACTCAATCCACATTTCCACAGCCCGACTGATTCTCAACCGACCCGACCCAGTAGATATCCGTCTCTGGACATCCAAGGGCGAGATCCAGGAGTGGCGCCGATGCATCTGCATCAAGTACGACCACTACAAAGGTATCCGCAAGTTCAAGCTTCTCGACTCCAACCAGATCCGCCAGACCCGCGAGTGCTGCATATTCAGTCTGAACGGCCTGACTGTCTTCCTTTAGAGAAGTTTTCCTTGCAAATGCTGTGCTTTTCGGAATTTATTCGTATCTTTGCACCCAGAACGAGTTGTGAAGTGTCACGACCATTCTTACTGCCCCTGTATTCGTGCATCCGCAGTACTCTTTTTGAAACTGAAGCTGACGCGCTTCTGTCTTGTGTACCTGAATCTGGAAAATTCAAAATGCAAACAAGATGGGGGTTCGACAGTTCACGTATATACGTGGGCTTGTCGTCCTATTGTCTTTTTGCATGGCATTCCAGAGCCTAGGTACAGAGACGTGGGATACGCAGGTCCACGTTCTTTGTATCCCTACTCTTTCTCGAAGTGCAAGCATGAGTATACCCATCAATGTCAGTCATACGAACATTGATACACGGTCATTGGTTTACTAAATTGACCAGTGTTCTAAAAAAATCGGAAACGAAGTGGCGATCTGTGAAGACCGCCACTTTATTTTTATTATTTTTCGCCAGCCAAATAGATATAAAGAATATTTTTTGTACCTTTGCATTCCGAAATTTTCAGATAACAAAAAACAAATAAATTATAGTATTTATGGACGAAATACAAAATCAATTTTCAGGATCAATTTCAGTTTCAGGAGTAAATTTACACAGTCATTATGTACCAGCTGAAAAGCCATATGCAGTCTACGCATATGTATGGGATGGCCCCACAGCTGCCATTGCGCAACATATAGGCACAATGTTGGTAGGCCATGTAAATAATAAAGGAAGATTGGTATTCGAAAGCAAGGGCGTTTATCGGATGCCCGAGAAACATATGCTCGACTTCGACCACTGCTTTATACCTGAGGATATGGGCGAGTTGGAAAACCACCCTATCCAACTTGGTTTCGTCGGAGACACCGTTGGAAAGGACACTTTGGTTAAAGTGGTTTGGATGGCGCTGGAAGACGCCGATAGTCATAGAGTAAAGTTCCTTCTCGAGAACATGCAGTTAGCTGGACTGAAGGTGGATTTGGGTGACAAATGTAAGATGCAGGATGTTGAAGGAAGAATTGAATCAAAATACAACCCCTTTAAAGAAAAGAATGAATATTACCTGACTGTCGACGATAATATAGCTCTGAGAATATATCTAGGGGATAACAAAGGGCAAAGTGATAGTGCGATAGAGGTGGTAAACCAATTATGGGAACAAATAAAGGCATGGAAGGAGGTTGGAGTATCCTTCGAAAGCATAAAGATGAATGACCAGAATAAAGACTACCAAGATCAGATGGACGAACTGTTAGAACTGACAAGACTCTACGGAAAACTTAGGGAGACAGAGGATAAGTCCTATGATATATTTAGTCTGTTTATGTGTCGGGAAACCATCGGTAAAGACCGTTGTTTCTACGAAGACTTCGTAATGGGTATGAAAAAAGTACACTGGGACGATTATTCCGACTCTGATAAGGACCTGCAATGGGCTATCAGCGTCGGTCTGGCGACACGCGATGGCAACATCATCCAATTCTCTCCTGAGTTTGAGCGTATAGCCACATGGAAGTGGACGTGGAAACACGGAGAAGACAAAAAATAGCCAATCAAGCAATAGCAATAATCTCACAGGAGGGTGCGTTCAATCAAATTGTGACGCGCCCTCTTCTTTTGTGTCTTTTCTCATACGCACCCACCTTCATATCTTTGCATCAAAAACGCTAAGATATGAACCAGCCACAAAACTTTAACTATTCCTTCAACTCCGTTGAAAACATTCCTGACTTGAAAGCCAGTGCTGCTTTCACCGCCAGTTCGTCCGAGGTCTTCCGCGAACAGTCGGATATCCTTCCTGTGCCTCTCGACGAGGGCTATCAGTATATGCCCTGGGGTGCTGACAACCAGATGCCCTACAAAATCCTTGAGCTTATAGAAAGCGACGAGACGCTTTCCACCTGCCAGATCTTCAATGCCGAGGTTTGCTATGGCTCCGGCCTGGTCTATGACACATCGGAAGCCAAAGCAGACGTCAGAAAGGACGTCGACCATTACCTCATGGACAACGACCTTCCCTCCTATTTCCTCGGCGTCTGTCAGGACTTCAAGCACTTCGGATTCTGCGTCAGTATCATCATCCTCAGTGCCGACGCATCCCGCATCGTCCGCATTCTTCGCAAGGAGGCCTGCTACTGTCGTTTTGCCCCAGCAGAGAAGGACGGCCGTATCCCCTACCTTCTCTATGCTAACTGGCGGAAGACTATCTCCAGCAAGGAGCAGGTCGAGAAAATCGAGATGCTCGACACCCATTCTCCCTGGACTGATTTGAACAGTCGTTTAGGCAAGTCCCCCACATCGCCCATGAAGCCCAACAAGCCTATGACGAAGTGCCGCAAGTTCGCCATCGTCAGCCGCGTTCCTACCCCAGACAGCACCTACTACCCCATCCCCTACTATGGCTCTCTCTTCAAGGGAAATTGGTACAACATCAAGAAGCTCATCGGTATGGCCAAGGAGGCGAAGCTGAAGAATTCGGCACCCATCAAATATCACATTGAGATTGCCAACCGCTTCTGGGACGGTATCTTCAAGGCCGAAGGCATTACCGACCGCAAGAAGCAGATGGATCGCGTCGTTGAGGAAAAGGAGAAGATTATCAACTTCCTCACAGGCATGGAGAACTCCGGCAAGGTGCTCTTTTCTACGTTCTATGTCAATCCCAACGGCGAGGAGCAGCATGACGTGGTCATCAATAAGGTAGAGACCGACAAGGAAGGTGGCGACTGGTCTACCGATATCATCGAGGCCGTCAATATGATGTGTTTTACGATGCGAGTCCATTCAAACCTTGTCGGCTCAGTACCAGGAAAGTCCCAGACCAACAATTCCGGAAGCGACAAGCGCGAGTTATATACGATTGCCCAGGCCTTACAGAAACCGTATCATGACCTCCTTTTCACCGTCCATAATATAATAATAAGGTATAACGGATGGGACGGAGTTCATCCCGACTGCCCCTTCATCATGCTATCGACGCTCGATGAGAAAAGAGACGCAAAGCTCGTGACTCCTAACAAGACCATTGACCCCGAATAAAGTTACCCAAGTTCAGTATGCTGCTATGCTATAGCAGCTCTAGCCCATTATCCCCATTCACCCCATTAATCCCATAAAGAATGAAATTAATCACATCCGACGACCAGCTCCGCCTGCTCATCCCTAACGTCCTCGCCACCGTAGAGGGCGAGCCCACCTTGATAGAAAAGCTTTACCCATATCTCGAATCTGCTGAGCAATGGGCAATAGATACCTTCGTTCCTGAAGCTATCTTTGACGAGATTGCTGCAGCCGACAGCTTCGGTCCTAACGAGCGTTTCCGTTTCCCCTTGGAAAAGCTGGTTGCCTGTCATGCCTATATGACCGCCATCCCTTCCTTGGACTTGATTCTCACGCCCAACGGCTTCGGCATCGTCTCGAACCAGAACGTGGTTCCTGCTTCTCGTGAGCGCGTCGACGCCCTGATTACCTCTCTCGAGTCTCAGCGCGACGCCGCCATTGAAGCCCTCATCCTTCGCCTCTCCAGCCGCTCCGACTGGCGCGAATCTCCCCAAGGTCAGTACTTCGCCGCCACGATGTTCCCGTTCCTGAACCTCTGCCGCCGCCTCGCCATCCGTGACCACATCTGGGACAGCTACCAGCAGCTGCGCGAACGTCTCATAAAGATTGAAGCCGTTCTGGCCGACACCTACTTCTCCCATCCCCAGATGGAAGTCTTCCGCTCCCACGTCATCACTCAGGACCGCACCGCTTCTGACCTCGAATCTCAGGTCATCCGCTCCCTGCAGTCCTACGAACTCCAGTTACTCACCGACATTCAAGTCCATCCCCAATGTTACTACGACCTGGTCACCATCATCCGCGAACACGAAGATGTTTTCCCCGCCTGGCACAGTTCACCAGTCGCCGAACTATTCACACCAAAAGTCTTCAAAAACACAAAAAATTCATCCGCTTATTGGTTTTAAGCGGATTTTTTTTTATCTTTGCACCCAAACATTACCATATGCATAACTTATTATTGGATGTAACAATTATGCTATATAGATAAGATCCATTCATGAGAGATGCAAAATGTGATAACAAACATGTCATACAACAAAACCTAAAATATAGTTATAATTATGAACATACTACGCCTATTTATAATCTTTCTTTTCTGCATTTTTAGCTTTTCAGAAGCAAAAGGGCAGTATATTGTGAAAATTTATGTATCTGATGAATCTACAAATCCATGCACAAATATTGACAATGCCATAGTGCTAATAGACGACAAAGAGAAGTTAAGGACAGGAACTGATGGTATGATAATTCATTTATTATCATCGGGTAAACACAAAATAAGAGTTAGTCACAAATTCTATGAACCTATCGAATTCGAGGTTGAGAAATCGTCTTTTTGTATGGTTGAATTACAACGAAAGTCTGGCGGGGAAGGGCGAGCGGGATACTACATTACAACAGATGAGGGCCAAACATTTGGAAAAATATGGTCCTATACAAATATAAAGAGTATGGCCGATTCATTATACGAAATTGGACAAAAATATTACGATATATCTATTGAGGCTGAAGAAAGAAAGGAAAAAGAAATTAATTATAATAAAGCAATTTCTTATTTCACAGAAGCTGCAGAGTTGAATCATCCAATAGCAACTTTTTATATAAATCAACATTTCTATGAGAATAACTTAAGAGAAGAAGGTCTTCAATGGTTACAGAAAGTAGCAAATAATGGAAATACAAAAGCGATGTTTTACTTAGGGCTATATCATTTGGAATGTAAGAACTATACCTTAGCACTCGAATTATATCAGAAAGGAGCAGATTTAAACGACATTGATTGCCAAATGGAATTAGCTGAGATGTACGAAAAAGGGCTTGGTGTAGAAAAAGATATAAATAAGGCTATGAAGTGGTACAGAATGGCTAAAGGAGTCAATGATGATGTAAGTACGCAATTATCTATACCAGCATCCACAAAACCTCTTCCCATCTTACCCCAACAAAAGCGCCTCGCATTATTAATTGGAAATAGTGATTATCAGACAGGAAGGCTTTTATGCGTTGGAAAAGACGTTAAAGACATGAAAGCTAAATTGGAAGAGCTTGGCTTTGAAACAATGTATTGTCCAAATGTCGAATTGATGGAGTTTCTGCAGGTTATTTCTAGGTTCTGCAAAAAAGCTCGTGAGGGGGAATATGACGCAATGTTATTTTACTTTGCAGGTCATGGGATTCAATGTCAAGGAGAAAACTACCTTGTACCCATAGGAGATTTCTACGATGATGATATTTTGGTAAAAAAGATGTACATTGGAATGAACGATGTTCTCAACGAGACTGCAAAAACTGGCGTAAAAACCAGAATATTTATCCTTGACGCATGCCGTGAACAACCAGTAGCATTTACACGTAGCATATCAAAGGGACTTGTTGGATTGGGTAACACACCTGGTGTTTTCATGGCCTATTCCACGATGGCAGGTAAAACTGCAAAAGACAATGGAGGAGATGGCAATAGTCCATACATCAAAGAGTTGTTAGAAGAACTTAACGTACCGCAGAGACCAATTAATGATGTTTTTGAGAACGTCAAAAGGCGAGTTAGTCAAAAAACAGGTGGAAAGCAACAGCCTAGCCACGTTAATGATCTTGACGTCAGTAATGACGAGATTATATATCTTAATAGGAACAATAAATAATGAAAAAGAAATTAATTAGCTATCTGCGTAATAAGAAGCGGCATCTAATAGTTGCTACATTGATGGCTATATTTGCAATAACAGTAGGCTATTGGACCATGAACTGGTCCGTAACATTGAGCTCAGAGAAGGCAAACCTGCAATTATTAGAGTATATCCGTCAGCAAATCTTTGGTGCAAATATATCACATGCATCAGACTCCATTCTTATGGTAGATGTGCACTATGATAAGGTCATGGTACCAGAACATAAGAAGTCGGCTGATGGAACTCAATTAGAATTAGGTCAAGTGCCTGTGACAGACCGTGACAAATTACTTCGTCTGCTTAAACAGCTGCAGTTAAAAAAAGACTACCGCTATGTGATACTTGACGTCCGTCTAGAAGAGTCTACAAGTCAGTCTGAAGATTCTGCATTATGGCAAACAATTTCAGAGATGCCACGACTTGTACTTGCAAACCCTGTGGGCACACAGATTGCAAGTCCAATTCTAAATAAAAAAACTGCTGCAGCACAGTACCAGACAGCACTGTGGGAAACAGACTTCGTAAAATACCCTTTCTATGCAGATACTATTCCTAGTATGGCTTTGACAATGTATAGAGAGATTACAGGACATGACATCCAACGCCAAGGTCCTCTGTGGATGGACGGATATCAATTATCTAGACGCAGTATACTATTGACCTGGGATTTTTCCGACTACAGAGAACGTTTTTATCTAGGTGATTTACTTGAAGAACTTGGGGAAGGTGATGAAGAAGACTGGGCAGGAAACCCTTCGGGGAAATATATACTCATTGGGGACTTTGAAGATGATATTCATCCAACATTCTTAGGCGAGATACCGGGAACTTTGTTAATTTACAATGCCTTCTCTTCACTTTTACACAAACGCCACGTATTATCACTAAGCTTTTTATTTTTACTCTTTTGCATATACTTCGCGTTAGCATGGCTCACACTCTCACACAATAGCAGATTTAAATGGATATGCTCATTTTTGGGTTATACAGGTTTCCTTTTTATCGTGAGCATCATTACATATTTGGCTTTTAACGAAGTCTATGACATTTTGATAACTGCCCTTCTTTTCACAGGGTTGAACAAAATAGTGGGAATGACCAATAGCCGCAACAAAATTAAACAATACCTAGTACGAATCAAAAAACATTTCTCAAAATGAAAAGAAAACGCATAATTCTCACCTTGCTGATGCTCATACCGGCCGTAGTTAAATTGCAGGCTGGGGAACCAGAGAAGTATCGGATAGAATTCATGAATTGCAAACGAATTCTTGTAGGTAACAAATGGCTTAAGAAAAACGACACCTTTGAAGACCCTATGACAATTCATTGGAAGAATGGAAAGCAGTATTTACGTGTCCGTAGCTTAAAGACACAAAAAGAATATGGTCTCAATATGGATGCATTTATAGAAGCAAAAGTTCAAAACCTTCGCGATTTTCTAATTAAGACAAACAGTGTAAGTACCCGCGGGCGTTCAAAATTTCGTCATTATAGCCAAGTAGTTCATTATTTGGTGGATTCATTACATTTTCAGGCATTCGAGGAACCACAACTGGATGTCGTAACAGAAGCCATATGGCAGCGTAACGGTAGAAAACATGTAACCCCAATTCAAAGAACACCAGATAATAAATTCTATATTATCACAAGGGATATTCTTGGTGCAGAAAACCAACCGGATAGTCTCTTGTTAGATATTCAAGAACGATCAATAAAGGAGAATTGGAGGAACCGCGTATATCGAAAAATACCAATTCGATGTCTTCCCATAGAAGTGGAATAAAGGGAATACGACATTTATAAATAATATCTATGACATACTTATATCCCTTTGGTCAACAAGTACACACACTTGTTCAGCAAGACCGAACACCCAAAAAGGTTTTCGTTCTTGGAGTATATGCAAGTGCCGTTCATGCCCGCTGGAAGAAGGATGGCAAAACAGTTTGCACTGCTCTTGCCGTAGCAAGTGAGCCCCGCATCTTCTGGGACGGCAACATCGAGGAAGCAAAGGAAATCATCAGTAAGATTTCCATTCCCGAAGAGGTTGGTACATTGGAGCCTGCAGGCAGTCATCTCAATGGTCCATCCGCAAAAGTCCTCGATGAACATATCCTTGGTACACTGGGGTACACAAGGAAGGACGCATGGCTTTGCGACCTTCTTCCCGAGACGCGTCTGAACTCAGGTCAGGTCAAGGTTATCACCGATCGCTACAATCCGCTGATTAAGCAGTATGGATTAAATGAAGTGACTATCCCGGAGCGTCCAACTGTATTCTGCGACGCTCAGCGATGCCAGAAGATTTTGTCCGAACTTAAAGAGTCACAGGCTAGCCTTTTAGTTCTGCTTGGTGACATTCCCATTGCACAGTTCCTTAATTCTGTGGCAGACGTACCATATAAGTCACTTCAGGAATACGTCGAACTGTATGGCTATGGAAAAGCTACAGCAGCTACCATAGACGGCCACACCATAAATGTTCTCCCATTGGCGCATCCGCGCCAAATAGGAGCGCTTGGGGCACACAGCAAGGAATGGAACATACGCCATCAGGAGTGGGAATCAAACATTTATAAATAACCCCTGAACAGTTCGGGGATGGAATGAATTTGAACACATCCAAGTTTACCCTCTATGTTACTACGACCTGGTCACCATCATACACGAACTCGTAGATACATTCCCCGCCTGGCATACCTCTCCAGTCGCCGAGTTGTACAGGCCAAAAGTCTTTGAGAACAAAAAAATCATCCGCTTATTGGTTTTAAGCGGATGATTAACGTATATAACAATAAATATAATAATCAGTTCTCAGGAAAAAACAAATTGTAAATATACTCATAAGCGGATTCTGAATCAGCTCCAGTTTGTTCCATATAGTATTTGCCTGCTTCATTAAACATATCATCAGCTAAAAGGTTTATGATAACTTCCTCCATAGTTTTACCTTTTAAGGTATATGGCAGTTTTGCTTTCTGTATTCCTTCTGCTGAAAGCATCCATATATTTTCACTTTTAGATGAAATAACATCTTCCTTTCGTAGTTCTTCTTCAGACAAAAGAGATCTACGTTTACGCTCTTTTTCCAAAGCAGTTTGAGTTTTCTCTTTCAAAATACGTTCCTCTTCAACCTTTTTCGCATGTAATTTAACATCATTAGCCAAAAAGTTTTCTGAGTTATTTTGAATCTGATTTTTTTCATATTCATATTGCTCCTGTGTCAGTAAACCATCTTTGAGATAGGTATTTAGATTATGAAGCTTTTCATAAATCTCGTACCTATCAGGTTCAATAACTACAGCAGTACCAATACACGATACCATAAACATACTCATGCCCTTACCAGAAATCTCATCAAAATCAATGCGGTACCCAATAATAGCATTAGCTCCTATTGCTTCTGCATTTTCAGAGAGCTGATTTCTAACATCTTCACAAAGAAGTTCTAACTTTTCTCTATAAGCTCCTGATGTTCCTCCTAAAACGTCAGTAAAACCCGCAAGGAATTCAGCAAACACATTTGTTCCAATAACCTGATGGGCAGTAACCATTCCTCGATACTCTTTTATCGAATAATGAGCGATACTCTCCGTATTTACAATTATGATACTCATAATATAAGCTTTTAACGCTAAAAATATACATAATAATGATTTCATTAATACTAATGAAATTAGAATATAACATCTGACTTGCGGTGGAATCGCTCCTTACACGTATTATAAACGTCACCAGACTCATTATACCAATGCACCAGTTCTATAAAAGAAGGAAACGATTTTATTATATAGCCATATTTGGTGCTACCATCAGAGTCTGTTAAAGTTCCTCTTAAGTGAGCAGATCCGTCAGATTCAACTTTTACACAAAGTGAAATACTATCAAATAATGAATCATTTTGTGGCGCAGAAGAAAACTTCGTTCTCAACATACAATCAACCATATTTTCTTGTAATTGAAATTCTTGAAGGACTCCTCTCAATGCATCGACTTGACTTTCAATAGCCCATTCTAATTCCATTTCATATGCACTCATAAAATACGATTTAATTATTTATGCCATGACTTATCATGTGGGCAATGTTTACAAGTAGTAATTGTACGGCCTTCACTAAATCCTGGGCAACCTCCAAGCTTAGAACAAGTACTTGCGCCTATAGGATAAGTACATTTTCTTTCACCATGAGTGGTAGTTCCATCAATTGAGAATCCATATTGAGCCTTTTTCAAATTCCAATCTTTTTGAGGGATAACATTAGCAGACAATCCTATTTTTAAGTTTTGACATACCATGTAATTCCCAGAATAAGTTAAATAGCAAACGGAAGGAAGCCAGCCATTTACAGATGGATTCGAGGTACTTATTGTTGAATAACTACCATAATTTTTAAAATAAGCATCATAGACACAATTACCAACATTTGAAACAACCTTGCATTTACCATAACTACCGTCTAATACACACAACGCAGCATAATTATATCCATTAACACCATAAAACATTTCAATTACAAGTGTTTGCGATTTACAAACTAAGCAGAAAAAAAGGAAAAGGAAAGATAATGCGGAAATTTTCATAATCGTATACCCTGATTCGTGTCGGGCACAACTGTTAACAAATTTAGGTTAGTAATTATTCTCGTTTGCAAAAATACGAAAAAAAAAAAAGAAATAATACTATTTCCGTGATAAAAAATTCAATTAGTAAAAAAATAAAATCCAAATAGACAGTAAAGAATGTCTTTTCACGCAGTAATAATAAAACATATTTTTGCACCATGGAAACATTCAATATCACTTTGCCCACATGTTGGGATGACCTTTCCGACAAGCAACTCCTGATGGTCTATAGCCTCTTCAGCCGCGACTTGGCAACTGCAGAGGTCAAGACCCTCTGCCTCATGAAGTGGAATCAATTGAAGGTGCTTGCCACCCTACCCGCCCATCGTTTCCTCATTAAGAGGAAAAAGGAGCAGGTTGTGCTCAGTACGAGGCAGATTCAGCAAGCCAACTCAGTCCTAGATTACTTGGATTCATTCGCCCCAATGCCTGTTCGTATCTCACGAATCGGCAAATACCGTGCTTTGCCTGCAGACTTCGAGAAGGTGCCGTTTGAGCAGTATCTGTTTGTTGACAACCTGTTCCAGGGTTATCTCAACACACAGTCGGACGAGCTGCTGCTTCAGATTGCGCAGGTGTTATACGCCAGCGACGATGTGAAGCCTTCCAAGGCGCACCTCGTAGGCATCTTCTACTGGATGGCCTCGCTCAAACAGTACTTCGCTTCGCTTTTTCCGAACTTCTATAAGCCTGCATCCGCTATGGGCGAAACTAACCTTCTGGGCAGTGGTCAGCAGGATATCTACAGCCAGCTTCGTGAGTCCACGAATGCTATGATCCGAGCTCTAACTGGTGGCGATATCACCAAAGAATCTGCCATCATGAAGATGGACACTTGGCGTGCGCTTACCGAGCTGGACGCTAAGGCAAAGGAAGTAGAAGAGCTTCGAAAGGCTTATAAGAAGCCTTGATTCGTTTCTTGTGTTGTTATTTTATAACAATTTCCAAATCAATCGTTTACAACAAACCACTTACATAATTACTTATGATTCCTTTTCATCCGCAAACTCCGGAAAAGCCAACAACAGTTCCCAACAACGACACCTTCAACTGGGATGCCACATCGTTCTTTGAAGGCCTGACCAAGCGCAACAAGTTCGCTCAGTCCAAGCACTTCACTTTCTGCCGCGTCTCAGGGCTTGACGGCTTCGAAGAAGCACTGGCCAAGATGCTGACGAAAACGGCTTTCGTCTGTGTGTCCGACATCTCTCAGGGATTTACGGACATCAACAACACACCGCACACTCGCCGAGTGAAGACGGTGTTCCTGGCCATGCGCCACACACTTGACAATATGGTGGCCCGCCAGTCCTGTATGGATGCGATGCGCGAGCTATTCCGACAGTTCATGTCCGTCCTGATCCAGGAACAAACACGTCTGCAGCAGCACTCCATCTACATCGACCCCCGCATCTCATTCCAGGAAATAGACCGCTATTTCTTCTCTGGATGCGCTTGTGCCTACTTCCAAATCGCTGTTGACACGTATACAGACCTTCAATACAATCAAGAGGAATGGACTTGAATCAGCATCCCAATCCACAAGGCGAGCGCGAGAAATATGTCCTCGCCTTCAATGACACCATGCTCAAAATCTGGCAGGAACAAATCACCCTGTTAGGAGTCATCGACACTGGCCGCTTGCTGCACTCCGTCAGCGCTCTCCCAGTTCGTGCTGACGGTCGTTTCATAGAAATCGGCCTCTCCCAAGCTTTCCTCGAATACGGACTGTGGCAGGATTTTGGCACAGGAAAAGAAATACCCAGAGGAAACAATGGCGACATCGGACGTGAAAAGCGCCGTGTCGCCAAAAAGTGGTTCTCTCGAAAGTATTATTCCTCAGTCCTCAACCTCCGTGACTTCCTGGCTGATAACATCGGCCAGTCATTCGTTGGTGTTGTAGCCCAGGCCCTCGATGACAACTTCCGTCGATATCACCATTGAAGATTATTCTTCTTTATTTTTCAATTCTTCTTTATTTTTCAATTCTTCTATATTTTTCAATTCTTCAACCCTTCGAATTAGAGAATCAAATCTAAATCTCATATAATGTACATCTTTTGCTATCTGAAAAAATTTAATCACCATGAAAACGAATAAAACAAAGAAGCCGAAATATACGAAACCAAAGTATGCATAAATAGGTTCTGTACTCAACAAAATATTCATAGTTATTCAATTTAATAGATTAATACTTTTGAAATAAAGAACTGACTTAAGATGTGGAAAATCGAGCGAGACAAGTTATTTTAAAAAATCATTTGCAACCCAAACCTCTTTTCCATCTTGCAATCGAATTTTTACTTTAGCGAAGTCTACTTCAGTTACAACTCCTGTATCTCCCCTATAGAGGATTCCAATTTCCCCTCTACTATCCATTCTTTCCAACGCAGCTTCATCTCGTCTATTACAATATTTGGTCATTTCGTCATACGCTCCTTCACTAGAAGCATATATACATCGTTCTGAAACAGTCACTTGTTGACCGTGTTTAAATCCACCACTACAAGAGCAAGCTGACAATGTAAGAATCGCGAAAAAAGCTAAAAATAATTTCTTCATGATAGTATTTATTTAAGATTTCAATAATGCTTTAAAAATCATAACTGCATTTCATAGACTACGAACAAACAAATCAATTAAAATTTGTGTTTGTTCCAGTAATCATATGCAAATGACATTTCCCTCGATACGAACTGTTTCTTGTCCATAAAAGTTGGAATAAACCTTCCCAACTCTTCTGCCATCGTAAAAAAACCAGGTCCTGGCAATCCATCTTCATGCTGAATAAAAACAGAAAGAAGTGGTTTCCTCTCAGAATGCTCCGATTCGGAGATCTCGCCTAAGATTTTCCCAATTTTCTTCCTATCTTCCACATCTTGCATATCATATCCAAGCTGGAAAGTATCACAAAATTCTTGATACCGCATATGTTCCTTATTCTTAGCTAGATTTACAAGACATTTTTTCATGCTCTTTTTTAAAATCTCATCCATTCATTAAATCGTTTTAGGTTACTAACTTGATACAAAAGTACATCTTTAATCGTACAATACCAAATAAAACAATAAAAAAATTAAAAAAAGAATCACCTGTTCTATTCTACTAGTTATTTCTGACCATGGTAATATCACCTGGCAGTTCCCTTTTCTTTCCGCCTTGTGACCATGCCTTGAAGGTTTCCTGTACTTTTCTTCTCAGCTCTTCTTCGCTGTCGGCTTCCAAGTCCAGTTCGGCATGCTTCGTCTTGTTCCGCACGTTGGCCACAAAGCGGTTATCTATCTTGTAGGCGAATCTAACTTCATCCCCTTCGGAAACGGGTTTAACTCCGAGTTCTATGTATGGTCCGTCTATCACGACCTTGACCTTCCCCCTTCGTCTGTTCTTCACTTCCTTCAGAACAAACACAAGAATGAGCACAATTAGGAAGATACCTAATAGGCCATTGATTTCTGGAAGGAAGAAATTTTGCATAAATCTGTAATTTTCGGCAAAGGTACAAAAATCCAAGATTACTACCTATCTTTTCCCTGTATTTTTCTCAAACGTTCAGAAATCTATCGTTTCTCCCTCTTTCTTGATTTCCCAGAAGGAGATTCCTTTTTCATCTGTGAACTCCTTCATGCGCCATGCGGACTCGAAGCCGCTGGCCACGAAGTGCATGGGGACAAAGAGACCAACTTTGAAGCGCTCGATAAACTGTCGGGCTCCAAGGGTATAGCCGTTGCCGATGCGCCCATCAACTGGGAACATCACCACATCAAAACTATCGGTAATCTTGCGGATATCTTTCAGCTCGCCCAAGTATTGCTTTTCATGGGCTATGGGGTCAATTTCTTCGTCAAACTCCTCACTATAGATGGTCTCGCCAGGCACGGCTTCTGGCAGGAACCGCGCATACCAGTTGTTCAAGTCGCCGGCATGGAAGATACGTTTACCCTCTGTCTCTACTATCCACGAAACACCGCTGTCTGTGCTGCCTAATGCCCATACGGACAAAGTGTCGTCTGACCACGCTCCGCCCTTGGCCAGCCATACGTCTGCATCTTCCTTGTTGGCTCTTCGATGCTTGTAGATGTCCTTAGAGAGTATATAGGTGATGGCCTCGTGTTGCTTTCTCCATTCAAAGATAGCACTATTGAAATGGTCTTCGTGAAAGTGGCTGGAGAATACATAGATGGGCTTGTCCTTCGTCAGGAACGGTGGCACGACACCATTCAAGTCCAGCCAGTAATCAAATATCAGAATGGACTTTTCCGTTTCCAGCACAAAACCGCTATGGAAGATGTAGGTCAGCGTCATTGTTGTAGCATTTCACAAAGCGTATCTTCTCTGATGACCTTAGGAGCTGCTTTACCAGCAAGCACCAACACCTTCTTGCCGTTGCGATAGATATGAAGCTGGCGGGAGCGGACTACAGCCGTCACCTCAGCATCGTCCTGCATGGCTATCCAAAGAGGATGATAGATTCCATCCTCTTCAAACAGCTTCTTCTGTAGGTGCGAGCACATGTTGGTGGTATCGATGGTCATATCTCTAATAGTTATTTTTTTAATTGTATATCTTTAAAATACCAAAAGGTCTTGGCATTCTTCCGTTCAGCATAAGCATAGGGAATCCAATCAAGCCGGCCATCTTCATCAAGTTCTTTTAATACATTACGAATAGGCTGACCATCTTTATCATTTCTTTTAAACAAGCCTACCTTCATGAACTCATCCATCAGGTCTTTGGCCAAAATAGTTTCTCCAGGATGCTTGCAGAAGTATTCTTTTAGTACCTCGTTAATATATGGAACTTTAACGTAATTTGCGATTGAATTCTTCATTATATTAAATCTAACTCTATCTTTAATTCTGCAAAATTACAAAATTCAACTGAAACGCCATCCTATTTATGTCTTTTTAAGATTGAAACACATCACATACCTTTGCGCCATCAACATCCAAACCGACACATCATGACTAAAGAAACTAGGACTGACATCCAAATCTATTCTGCCATCGCAATGCTGATGGCTGGAGTAGGACTCGCCACAGCGGGCTTCATCGTACCGCCCACAGGCGAGATATCTGACTCTGTGCTCTTGTTCTTCGCACAATGTCTTGTATACGCTGGCTCAATATTCGGTGTGAGCATTTATATCCACACCAAGTTCGCAGAGCTCAAATCTGAAATCGACGCTAAAGAGGAAGGAGGCGAGCAATGACACGCGAGATTCGTGAGATTATCGTCCATTGCACGGCTACGCCAGAAGGTCGCGAGATGACCGTCAAGCAGATTGACGACATCCACCGCACCCAGAACAAATGGCGCTGCATCGGCTATCACAAAGTGATTTACCTCGACGGCACCATTCACGACGGCCGGCCCATCGATATGGTGGGCGCCCATTGCTCTGAGGATGGGCACAACCGCCATAGCATCGGCATTGTCTATGTCGGAGGCTGTGCCAAGGATGGCAAGACGCCCAAGGATACGCGAACGCCCGAACAGAAGGTAGCGTTGGCAAATCTTTTGGAAGAGCTTCACAAGATGTTTCCGGGCGCCACCTTACACGGACATCGTGAGCTGGTCTGCAGTCTGAAGAAGAAAGATCCCCATCATCCCTGCAGCCGCTGCAAAGGCTACCCTGCCCTCTGCATCTATGCCAAGAAATCATGTCCGTCGTTTGACGTTCACGAATACGATTACATCTTTAAATCACACTCAAAATGAAATACTTCACTCGCTTTATAATACTTATTTTCATCGTTTGTTTGACGTCACTTACTTCCTGCAGGACGATGCGCACGTCCGAAAAGACGGTAAGTGAAAGTGAGACGGCCTCCGTGACGGCATCCCGTCTCACTTTTTACCGCACTCTCGATTCTCTCTCCAGACAGTTCCGCCTGTCTGCAGACAGCATCATCATGATATTTGCCACGTCGCCGGAGTCTCCAAGGGAGTACCCATCTGGGATGGAATGTCCCTTGGAGACTCCGTCTGACTCGCAATCCATCCCGCATAATCCAGCCCGCAAGCGCATCCGAAACGCTTCGCGTTCCGCATCCGCTACGCGGCCTTCACAAGTTCCTTCATACCTGCTGCCCCCATCAGGGCCTTCAGCTCTCAAAATCTACGGACTACACATCGCTGACAACAGCGAAGAGAAGTCCTTCTTCAACGCCGATTTGAAGGACAGCATGGCTCTGGCCACCCAGTCCCAGAAATCAAAATCGGCCATTAAGCAGAAAACTACTCCTTCAGCCACTTTTAAGTGGCTCGTCATCATCCTGACTGCTTTCATCTGCATCAGCTTCGCACTCATTCTGATTCGTTTCATACACAAACATACGTTTCTAGCATAATCTGTGTTCATTACCGATAAAGTTCTTTTTTCATAACTTCGATTCGAAATTTCTATTCATATTGGGCTGTCCGTGAGGATCGCCCAATATTTTTTGCCCCACCCCATACCCCTGCGGGCTTACAATCATCACCTTATCGATGATAGGCTTGTGCTGTTGGCTCGGCTGGTCACTCGCTACAGGGCTGACAGTTAAAGAGCCTGTGCACTGCCTAAGCGGTGAGCGGTATGGCTTCAAAGAAGTAAGTATGTACTTGCTCAGGGCTGTCACACGTGCCCGCTCAGATCAAGTCCACACACACTCCCTTGCCCTGCCATAGGCTGGGACAGCCATGCTGCTCGCCGCGCAGCACCCATGCACTTCACACCAGCCCCCACGAGTGGCACAGCGTCGCCAACACCGCACAAGCGATGAACTTGTCAGTCCATCAAGCCCTTGCCATAAAGCCTTCGGCTCATAATCGTATGAAAAGTCATCCCGCCGAAAAAGGCAGCAAATAATGCAGCCACATTCGGCTGTTTCTCATGCAGAAGTGAATAGTCAGAAATAAAATCTGAGGCACGTTAAGGCTCCGCGAGCCACACTCTGCCGCAGATTTTCTTTATGCCCATTCACACCTGCCAGTACCGCACTTTATGCGCATTCTTTAGCATCACGCTCTGCAATGATGCCACTCTATCCTTGCAAGCAAGTACATAGGTTAGGCAGACAAACATTGGCTATGATTTCAATCAGATTGATTGAGGTCATATCCAAAGATTGTCTTGATGCCCATTCCACATGCACAACACGAAACCCTCGACACGTCGGAGGGATTTCGTGTTGCGCCCGTGGCTCTTTACCGCACATTCTTGTCTAAATGGCTCAAGCATCGTGAGGGGGCTCTATCAACATAAGGCGACCTTTTGCCCTATTTTTCGCCTCAAATACCCGCTTTCATATCATAGTGCGACCCTTTGCCTTTTTTTTCGCTATTATCGTGAATTTATTGCTAATAATGGCTATTTATGGCACTTTTGAGATAGTGCGAGACTCTGAGGTCATAATTAACAAAAGAGACTTTTATCCCCAATTTCTTTAACATTCGTTTACACTCTCAGCATATTCCGCACGGCTTTAAGGTTGGAAGAGGTTCGAGGAGGACAGGGCGCGTGGGGGGTCTCTACTCCGAGGGGTTAAGGGCTCTGCCCTTAACAATCCCGTAAGTCATTGAAAATCAGCACCAGAAACAGTTATTAACTTAACTATTTCTGGAATTAACAAAAACGTCCCCATATACGGACGTTTTTACGTTATGCTGACAATGACTGGTGCCCGCTGTCATCCCCAGTCTTCGTCCAGTCAAGTCTCAGTACTGGGGCATCGTTCACGTCTTTTCTAACCTGTACGCGTGTATATAACTTTGCGGCATAAATCATAAACGCATATTATGTCATCAATCAACACAAACGCAACTGTCACCCTGACCGTCAATGGTAAGCAGGCGCAGGACATGCTCGATAGCCTAAAGAAGAAGTCGCAGGATTTGGAGAAGGCTATCGAGAATGCTGCAAAGGCAGGAAATAAATCTGATTTAAAGAGGCTGCAGAGGGAGCTAAGGCAGACCAACCGCCAGATATCGCAGATAGAATCGGCGACTGTCGGTGTGGAGAAGGTGCTGAAGAACCTCGATAAGGCTACACCAAAGGAGTTAAACAAGACGCTCTACACCTTGAAGCAGCAGCTCAACGGTATAGAGCGTGGTACCGTGGAATGGAACCGTCAGGCAGAAGCCATCAAGCGTGTAAAGGCGGAGATAGCCCGCGTGAATGCTGACCTTATCGAGGGTGAAGGCTTCTGGGACCGCTTCAACCGCAAGATGAACGACTGGCAAACAACCCTGATGGGTATGATTGCCGCCATTACTGGCCTAATAATGGCCGGACGTTCAGCAGTCAAGGCGTTTGCTGACATGGACGCGGAGATGGCCAATGTCCGCAAGTTCACGGGAATGACAGAGGAACAGGTGGAGGACTTGAACGATGAGTTCAAGAAGATGGATACCCGTACCGCCCGTGAACAACTGAACGTACTTGCGGAGGATGCGGGAAAGCTGGGAAAGCAGTCCAAGGAGGATGTTCTGGGCTTCGTGAGAGCCGCTGACAAGATAAACGTGGCACTCGATGAACTCGGAGATGATGCCACCTTGACGCTTTCGAAGCTGACCACAATCTTCGGCGACGAAAAGCGTCTGGGAACAGAGAAAGCCCTGCTATCCGTTGGTTCTGTCATCAACGAGCTCTCACAGAACTGTACGGCTGCAGCACCTTACCTGGCCAACTTCGCCAAGCGAATGGCAGGTGTCGGTGCCCAGGCTGAGATGACTATCCCGCAGATCATGGGCTTTGCAGCCGTGCTGGATAGTCAGGGACAAGCGGTAGAGATGTCGGCTACAGCCGTTTCCAAGCTCATCATGGATATGTTCAAGCAGCAGGATAAGATTATCAAGGCAACGGGCATGAATGCGGAGAAATTCAAGGAGGCTCTTTCCCGCAGTACCAACGAAGGCCTTCTGATGCTGCTTGATACCTTGAACAAACTGGGCAACATCGATGTGCTGGCTCCAGTATTCAAGGATATGGGCGAGAACGGTGCCCGCGCAGCGCAGGTCATCTCCGCACTCGCTGGTAATTTGAATATGGTGAAGTGGGAACAGGAGGAAGCTGCCAGAGCTTTTGAGGAAGCAACATCCGTCACCAAGGAATACAACGTTCAAAACACGACTGTTCAGGCCAGTCTTGACAAGGCCAGAAAGCGTGTTACCGAGATGGCTGTCGAGCTGGGTGAGAAGCTGCAGCCTGTGATGAAGCATGTGCTTTCATCTACTACGATGCTCCTGAAGTTCCTGTCTGCCTTGGTGGACTTCATAGTAAAGTACAAGGTAGAGATAGCCAGCGTCACAGTCAGCATCATTGCATATAACGTAGCCATTAACCTGGCCACGATACGTACGAAGGCTGCAGCTGCAGCACACGTACTTATGAACGCAGCCCTGAAGACGGGTCATGCCCTGATGATTGCCGGACGACTGGCTCTGCTTGCTCTCGGCATTGCATATGACTTGGTTACGGGCAATGCGCTCCGTGCAGCTCTGGCAACGAAGGTGTTCACAACAGCCATCAAGGCAAATCCCATAGGTCTTTTGGTTACTACCTTGACCGCCGCCGTAGCTGCTATTATCGCATGGCAGGCCAAGGTACGCTCAGCACGTGAGGAGCAGGAGCGTTTGAACCGGGAGGCACGACAGGCTGCAAGGGAGATTCGTGACGTGGAGGCAAGCATCGCGGAAGAGACTTCGACTGTCAAGCGCCTGAAGGACGCCATTGACAGCGAGAACGTCGGAAGCCGAAAGCGCAACGCCTTGATTAAGGAGTTCAACAGTAAGTTCGGTTCATACCTCTCGAACCTGCTGAACGAGAAATCTACGGCGCAGGATCTGGCGGATGCCTACAAGGAGGTCGTGAAAAACCTCAGGGCCAAAATGGTTCTCGAGGCCAAGGAAAAGGACATGAAGAAGAATGCGGGCGTTCGCTATGGATGGGAGGCCAAGAAGCTCTCTGACTATGACAAGATAGCCCGTGAAAAGAAGTCGGCGATGACAGGGGCATGGCTGAAAGCGGCTGTAGACGAGGAATTTGAGAAGATGCAGAAGGAAGGAAAGGCTGTATCAGCTAAGGACTTGTCGAAGGCAGTGTTCAGTCATCATATCGCACCGCAGCGTGTCCGTGAAGGGTATTACAATTCTGAAGAGAACCAGCTGGACACGTCGATGGGTGAGGCAATTGAATCCTTTATCAAACAGTATGTAAGCACACGTGCCTATGAGCAGCGGGTAAACAAGAAGTGGGCGCCATATTCCAAGGAGATAGACTATGCTATTGAGCAGGGCATGAATCTGGAAGACGCTGGTGATAGCGGATTAACGCCGGAGCCTGAGCCAGAGAAGGACACCAAGACACAAAAAGACCGCTTCAAGACAGAAAAGGAGTGGAAGGCCAAAGAGGAGGCGATGAACCGAATCAGCTATGCCACAGGTAAGGAGAACTATGAGCAGTACCAGAAGCGCATTCTCGAGATTGAGGTTGAGTACCAGACGAAGATTCTGAATCGAAGCGACCTGACAGACCAGGAGCGTCTTACGGCTCAGGCTGAATACTACGAGACGAAGAAAAAACAGACTGAGCAGGGTGAGAAGATAACTGTTGAACAGGAGACGCAGCTATATAACGAGGCTATTTCCATTCAGAAGCAGCGTTATATCGATGGAGAAATTAGCACAGAGACGTATCAACAGACGCTTGAGATACTGGAATTGAACCATCTTCGACGCATGACCACCATCACGGAGGAGGGCTCAAAGGAGAATATCGAGGCACAAAAGGCGTATCAGGATAAACTCATTGCCGACCAGAAGAAGCGTCAGCAAGAGACGGAATCTGCCGAGAAGAAGCACCAGGATCACCTGAAACAGCTCAAAAAGGACTATTTCGGTGATAATAAAGGTGAGCGTGTCAGCAAATATATGGCTGATTTAGAGGCACTTCGAGAGGTGTATAATCTCGAGGTGAAAGCAGCGGGCGACAGTGCTGAGGAGAAGCTTCGTATCGAAGAGGCATACCAGAAGGCAAAGAAGGCCTTGCGCAAGAAATATGGCATGGACGAACTGGATGAGAATAAGAGTTTCCTTGAAGAATGGAACGAGGACATGCAGGAGTGGCTGCAGTCTGATATGGGCAAGGCCGTCACTGGTTCCTTGGAGGTTATCAGCTCAGGCATGAGCAGTATCTTCCAGCAGATGTCCTCATTGGTTCAGGCCGAGGCTGACATTCAGGTAGCAGCCATTGAGAAGCGCTACAAAACGGAAATCTCCAATGCAGAGGGCAACAACTATCAGGTGAAGAAGATTGAAGAGAAGAAAGAAAAGGAGGTTGCCAAGGTCAAGAACGATGCCAACAAGAAGATGTATAAGATGCAGGTCATGCAGGCCATCGCGCAGACGGCCACGGCTGCACTGAATGCCTATAGCTCTGCAGCTGCAGTACCTGTCATCGGTTACATCCTGGCACCTATTGCCGCAGCCACGGCAGCAGCTGCAGGTCTGATGCAGGTGGAAGCCATCAAGAAGCAGCAGGAAGCGTCGAGCGCACAAGGTTATTCGAAGGGTGGCTTCACACCTGAGGGAGGAAAGTACGAGGTAGCCGGCGTCGTTCATAAAGGTGAATGGGTAGCTTCACAGGAGTTGCTGCATTCGCCCGTAGCCCGCCCGATGATTGAAGCCCTGGACTATGCGCAGCGAACGAACACAATAGGATCGTTACGCTCGGAGGATGTTTCAAGAAGCATCGTAGCTCCAAGCGTTTACGCACAGTCCGGCCAACCAACGCCAACCGTCATTGTGCAGCAGCCTGGATCTGATGCACAAGCCGAGATTGCAGCAACACACGCCGTCATGAAGGAGTATGCGACTGTTATCCGTCAGCTCAAGGAACGTCTGGACGAACCTTTCGTGACTGTCAACACCGTTACTGGTGATACAGGCATCAAGCAGGCTCAGGATGAATATGAGCAGTTGATGCGTAATAAGACACCTAAATCAAGGAGAAAGTAATATATGGAAATCATCATCAACGGCCAGCAGGCCTATCTGAAGAAGAACACGTCGTTTGAATATATCAGCGAGAACCCGCTGTTTACAGGTTCTGACAGCTATACGCTGACAATCACCTTTCCGCTGAAGGACTGCCCGCAGAACATCCGTATCTTCGGGCATCTGCATCGTCAGGACGTGGAGAAGAACAAGGTGGTCTTTGACTGTGACATCAGGGACAAGGACTTTTTCAAGTCTGGTTCCATCGTCATCACCCAGATATCAGAGGTAGAGGTGAAGACGCAGTTCTTGGAGGGACGCTCTGAGCAGAACTTCGACGAGACGTTCGACGATGTGTACCTGAATCAGCTGAACCTGGGCTATCCTGATGCAGAGCAGCGCAAACCGTCAAGCATGGATGCACAGACAGCATGGTATGTCGGCTATCCCGTGAGGAAATGGGTACCGCTGCCATGGGTGAACAACACGTCAGGGAATCTGCAGAATGCCGTAGAGAAAGATAGCAACGGGAAGTTCCATTGGGCTAGTGATCTCAGGACATTAACGTTCCAGCCATATCTGCTTCATATCCTAAACAAGATATGCCAGGTCACGGGATATCAGGGGTATTTCGAGGCATTGGAGAAGAGTCGGTATAAATACATGATTATCTGCAATACGCTGCCAGCTCCTTGGGGGGCGTGGAATTTTGCATTGGCCCTACCCCATTGGTCTCTGACAGAGTTCTTTGAAGAACTGGAGAAACTGACCGGCGGTGAGTTCTCCATCAATCACAAGGCAAAGACAATCACGTTTGAGTTCTCACACAAGCTGGCTTACAAGACAAAGGATGTGCATATCGAGAAGGTGGTCAGTAAGTACACGGTGGATGTGTCCAGAGAATACAAGTCTGACTATTTAGGTTCCGTGAATCGGTCCTACGTGGAGAATGACAACAGGATGTGGGCTTACCTGAGCTGCCAGTGGTATATTGAGGAGCACAAGAAAAGTGCGAAGGTATATGATACGCTGAACGAACTCCTGGACTATGCCATGACAAAAAAGGAATGTGGCGTAGAGACGCACGCCACGGGAAGAGGAGGCACCAGCACATCATACTCCCGTGGATATCCTGGAGGTTCTGAAGCACATGGGCTGTTCTACGCCAAGGATGTGGATACGTACTTCATTTTCTGGTGCTACAAGAGTGAATTAGTCCATTCTGTCCATTTGTCGGGCTCGAATACAGACTACAAGTATTACAAGTACACGAACCGCCTGATACCTGTCAATCAGTTCGGAAAGCTTCTGGTCGACAAGAAAGCGGATACCGTGGAGATGAATATCGTTCCTGCATGGCTGGATTATACCGACGAGGAAATGGGCATCTGCCTGTTCCTCGAATGTGGGGAAATGGGAAGTGCCGTCACGTGGACTGAAGAGACAGACCAGGAAGGAAATACGACAGTCAGCAAAGACGGCAACAATGGCCGTCGTCGAGCTATGGGCAACGGCAGGGTTTCCGACTCTTCGGAACCGGATGAGGAGGAATATAACGATGGAGCCCTGGCTCAGACGAAAACAGGAAGAGCCATCGCAAAGGGAGAGCAGAAGAAGACAGACGCTTACTTCGATAAGCTCTATGTCGGATTCTGGATGAACCGAAACGCCCAGGCTAATGGAGGCTTGCCCCACCCTATGGTTGACAAGATAGAAATCAACGATGACTTCTCTGTAAACCATGGCTCGTACTCGCTCAGAATCAACCAGCAGGAAGAGAAGGATAAGGACGGCGTGCCGCTTAAATACACCTATGACATTGACAACAGGAAGAAATATTCATTTTCTTTCTTGTCCGATGAGATACCTGATGCAAGGGCGCTTTTCTACATTGAGGGCAGGAAGTATGTCTGCGAGAAAATAACTGCGACCTTCCATGAGGGTTCAGGAAGGTCGCAGCTACTGAAGGGTGTGTTCTACCGTGTTATTTGAGGATGTGCAGATTCTCCGTGACCGACTCCTCAACGTTCTTCTTAAGAATCTTGGCGTATATCTGAGTTGTCGCAATGTTCTTATGTCCGAGCATTCTCTTCACCTTCTCAATGGGGATGTTATAGGAAAGCATCAGCGTAGCAAAGGAGTGACGGGCGATATGGCAGGATATCGGTTTGTTAATGTGTAAGTCTGCCTCCATGACGTGCATATAGTCATTTGCTTTCTGGTTGCTGATCAAGGGCAATTTATAATTGTACTTCTTCAGCACTTCCATGGCTGGAGGCAGAATCGGAGTGAAAAAATTGGAGCCCGTTTTCAAGCGGCTGCCGTCAATATAGGTATAGTCCTGGTGTTGCTCCGTCATCGTATCAAAATTGAACGCAGCCATATCACAATAGGCCAGTCCTGTATATGCCATGAATACGAACAAGTCACGCGCACGCTCGATATGTCCCGTATACTTGGCATTACGCATCTTCAGGAGCTCTTCTTCGATTAGTGGATTACGCTCCTTGTTCTTTCCCTTGGGGAATTTCACATGGGCATATGGATTTGATGAAATCATCTCCAGTTGCCACAGGATCTTTGTGTATTTGGATACCTTCTTATGATAGCCATTGATGGTATAGTCCGTTCTGGTGTTGTTCCTACGAAGCCAGGCATCATAGGCACAGACATTTGCAGGGGTAAGGTCAGCCAGTGTCATCAGGATACCGGACTCTTCGAGACTGTCGAATACGACATTAAAACCCTTGACTGAGTTCTTGGCAAGGTTTTCACTCTTCATATGTTCACGGCAGAATTCCACGAAGCTCTGGCGCAGGTCATTTCCATTATAAATATTAGAAGGAGCTTGTTTGGGATGTTCATCCGTGAAGATGTGCTTCGTGAAGTTGTCAATGGTCATTTCTTCATTCAGCATCTCCATGGCACTGATAATCTGTTCATAGTGCTTTTTCCTTGATTGGATGTTCTTACCAAGGGCGACGGACTCCCATGAGGCTGAGTCTGACTCTCCAACTACCTCATACTTCTTTTCACCTCTTGAAAGGTAAATGTACAACTCAATTTTTCCAGTTCCATTCTTTTCTGCCTGTCCCTTGCGGTCGAAGACAATTTTCACGTTTTGCTTCATAATTTTTGGTTTTTATGCAGCCAGACAGATAAAAATGGAGTAAGAGGAAAGCTGGAAAGGCGTATTCGGTAGAAAAAATCCGTTTCCGAGTAAACTATTGCGGTATCTGGTAGAACATTTCTGAGAGGCGGTAGAACATTTGGTAGAACAACCTTCATTAATTAGTTAACTGCAATTCCTGATAGCTCTGTTATTACCCAGCCAAGCTGCGTGGTTCAACATTGTTTCTAACGTGACAGAACTATCGTGAAATTAGTTAGTTAGCAGTACCCTAACCGCTATTTAACACAAAATCGACGAACCTTATATGTTCGTCGATTCTTTTGCTTGTACACCCGCAGAGGTTCGAACTCTGGACACCCTGATTAAGAGTCAGGTGCTCTACCAACTGAGCTACGGGTGCATCGTTTTCTTGTTTAGCGGGTGCAAAGGTAGTCATTTTTTTTCTTACCCACAAATTTTGAGACTACTTTTTTTCCTGACGACAACATTTTTAAGCAAGGTGGGCAAGGGACGGTCTCACAGGCCGCGCCGACCGTCCCTCCCCCCTTTTTCACCTGATGGTGATCCAGACGGGCTCACCCCTACCCTTTGCCTCAACAATTTTCTGCTTGAGACGATGGGTCCATATGCGGCTGTCCACCACCTGCCCCACCAGTTTGTTCTTGCCCACCAGTATGCAACCTTCGGTATCCTTGGCCGTGTTGCCCGCATGGATGCGTATGCCCTGCCATTTGCGGTTGAACTCAGGGCCACCAAGCAGGATGGGCAGCCACTGCTTGAACTTGGGCGAATACGAGATAACCACTGCGTAGCGACCTTCGGGGATGGCCGAGCGACCTTTCACCTTGTAGGCCCCGTTCTTGTAGTCGCGCCAGGTAGGTTCCAGTGTGTCGCAAAAATAGTCATCGGCTGTGCCGCTCAGATATTCATCCACCACTTGGCGGCGTATGTACAGACGACCTATCGTGTAGGTCCTGCGTTTTGCTATACGTTCTAAAATCAATTCCATAAATGCTTAATGTTACAATGTTACAAAGTTACTTTGTTACAAAGCGGAAGCCGCTCGAGCTCTGCTCGCTTTTACAAAGCGGAAGCAAATTTTTCACTTTTCACTATTCACTTTTACCTTACTCCAGTGGTAGCGGTCGGTTTTGCTAATCCATCCGTCGCGCATCCATCGAGAGATAATCATGCGCATGGCCGATTCCGAGCAGTAGCCGCACTTCAAGGCTCGCAGGTCGTCGAGGGTAAAAGTGGGTGCAAGCTGGTCGAACACGGAGTGGTTGGCTCCATATCGCTGACACTCCTCATGAGCATCAACATATTGATTCTGTAATGCCTCGCCGAATGCTTTTATCTGCTGAGAAAGGCAATACTCGGCCATCATCAGTGCGAAGTCTATACAAGCCTTGGATTCCTTGAGGTTTGAGGTTTGAGATTTGAGGTTTCTCGCCCCCATGGAGAGCAGGTGGAACACAACCCCGCACCGGAAACCGATGACGGCAGCACGCTTACGATAAGTATCCTTCACGTGGTCGATATCCTTGGCAGCCTCTACGCGTTTCTGCTCCACCCACTGCTCGATGGCCTTGCGCAGACGCGGGGTGTCAATGAGTCCGGAGAACGCACGCAGACGGGTGACGGCCTCTTGTATCATGGCTTCATCCCCGGCCGAACGACGGCCAAACTTGGGCATCTTCGAGAAACTGCTGTCGGGCATCTCGGCCACGAGGATTCGGCTAGAAAGCCCGTTCTCTATGTTGTCCGACTTAAAGCACTTTCTGAGTGCTCCGTTGGTGCCGAGCATCGTCCAGTTGTAGGCCACCTTCACCACTCCCGACTCTGCGGCATCCGAGTTGTAATCCTGCCCCCACTCACCCTTGTCAAAGCTCAGGCGGTAGATGTCGTACTTTGAGCTCCACGAGCCGGCACCGTTGGTTTTACGCAGGGTGTCGAGTTCCTCACCAAAGCTGTAGAGCGTGTGACCCTGAGCATTCTTGAAGCGCTTGAGCAAAGTAGAACACGAGACCGTCACCGGCACCATCCTTATCAGCACCTTCGGGTCGTCGGGCGCCTTCTCGTTGGCCTTGCGCCCCTTCTTGCGCTCCTTCCACTCCTCCTCACGCTTTCGGGCAAGGGCGTCTTCTTCATCGAACTGACGCTTCCATACATCGATGGCATTCTTCACCACCGACTTGTTAGAAGCCTGTTCACCACGTATAATCGACATCAGTCCCAGGTGCTGCAAGTTGCCGTCGCAATACTCCACCATCACCTGGTCGGCATAGGCCGCTGCAATGGGCAGCACACCACAGAGCACCGGCATGTGCATCGACACGGGCACACCCGTCAGCGACTCTTTAAGGCCCATTGGCAAAGCTTTGACATTGACCTTCACACCAGTCTCTGCCCGAACCGCCTCGGCATCCTCGATTTCGTCTGAAGAGATACCCATTTCCAGCGCACTTACAATGCCTTGCATCATCTTTGAAATGCCCTTGGGCGTCTCCTTGCAAGCCGAGTCGACCACGCTGCGAAGTTCAACGTCGGAGAGTCCGAATCGGGGCATCACCTGCATCAGCACCTCTTTCTTGTTGTCGCAGATAGCACGAAGACTGACGGCCAACTTGTGCAGTTTCACGTTGCGCTCGCCTTCGGCCGGCTCTCCGCCGTTGCGATGCCACCACTCTGCTATAATAGAGGTATAAGGGATGCCCTTGAACATCAGTTCCGTATGGGGCTCTTGTGCGGCTTCGGATGTAGGCAGGCTCTTCTGCTCGCAGCCCTCATCGGAAGTCGGCTGACTTTTGCGCTCACAGTCCTCAGAGACCTCAAACAGCTTGTCGCTGACATACTTCGTATGGTCCTCGGGCACCATGTAGATGCACCTCGAAACATCCTTCACCGCGGCATCCGGCTCAAAGCCCGTAGCCTCCTGCATCAGCTGCTGAGCCTGCTCGGCCGTCATGCCGTCGGGCAACTCAACGAGCACATGAGTGCCACGACGAACGCTTTCCTCTATCAGCAGCGGCACCAACGGCGACTGCTCCAAGAGTCGGGCACAGATTTCGTCCGTGTGACCCTTCTCGTCAAAATCCAGCATCAGTCGGTTCAGCGGACGCACCGCATCGGCAATGGCACGATGATTATTCTTGAACTCAGCGCAGTGGGGTGTCCACACCGGCAGCCGATGCTTCAACTGCTCGTCGCCACGCTCTATCCTTTCACACATCTCTTTCAGCCAAGGCTCGCGGCGAAGTTTTTCCCAATCCTCGCGGTTGGCTGGTAAGCAAGGGGCGCCGTGTCCCTTGCCTATGCATGTAAACATCAATCGTTCCAAAATCATTTCCATAGCGTTTCCTCCTTGCGTGTTTTAAAGTAAGACATAATCTCGTCGGCCTCCTCCTCGTAGAGGGCCTTGGTCAGCGCCAGTCCGTATTTCTTCGGGAACTTGAACATGACATAGACGTATTCCTCGTTAATGCGTCGGTGACCATCGCTGGGACGTATTTGAGGACGAGTCATCTTCACTGCTCCGTGGGCAGTCTCGTAGAGGGTCTCGTGGAGTGGTCCCTTGCTGCCGACCTTGTAGCGCTTCACTCTGGTGCGACCGTCGGCATCCACCTCGATGCCACCACGGTAGCGCACACGCTCACCGTTGGTCACCTCCTTCTCGTCCTCCCACGGGCACGGCACTATCAGCATGTTGCCGTTCAACTGGAAGTTAACACTTGCGTCCATCTGGACTGCGTTGTTCAAAATCTGTGGTCTAAAAAAAGTTGGTTCCATTTTGCTTGCTGATTCGGCTTCGAAGAAGTTCCAGTCGTCCGATGGCCATCTTTCACGTGAAAACTCCCTTCACTCCGTCTCAGCACCCCACTGCCTTTTCAGCGGGCTTTAAATTGTTTGACGATGCAAAGTTAAGCACAACAAAAAGAAGCGGCGGTCACTTCCGTAACCGCCGTATAATGTCCGTATAAAGTCCGTAAATTATTGTCTCTTAATACGGAAATTCCGTATTACAACATCTTTTCTATTGCGTACCAAAGTTCTTCGCAGAAGTCCTCTTGGGGATTGTTTTTCATGTCATAGTAAGCCTCATTTCTATCACGAGGGTCGGTAATCACTTTTGTAAAGTTCTTCATGGTACTTTCACTGATATGCAGTCTGTCAGGGAACTCTTCGGGTGTAATGCCGCCAGCCATATTCACAAAGTCCGTTTGAGTAAAGCCAGCCTTTTCCAGGCTGTCGCGTACAACCAGAAACGTTCCTATCCAATGATTTTTTGTCGTAAACAGTTTTCTGTTATACATATCCAATAGAGCCGACTTTAATAGCTCTGTACGAGCCGCTATGTCCAAACGACGATACTTGGCTCTGGGGTCTTGATCAAATTGTTGAGGGCGTAGCAGTTCATGGGACTCACCAGGAAGACTGACTTCGTTAAAGCGTCTTTGCTTGACGATGCGAGCCACAAAATCAATGATGTAAAGATCAGTAGGATTGCAGTTATAGGCATAAATCAGCAGTGCATCGGTGTACATGGTCTTACCGATGTTGTACTGTGCCTGTTTCATAATAGTCGCTATGCTTACAGGCGCAGAATCGATTTCAAGAAACTCCTTGTCGTAGTCCTTTCTCAT